GGAAACGGGGAATTAGGCGAATATGCGCCGTTTACTTGCAGCCCTTCGCGCGCGCGGAGCGGCCTCAAGCCGCGCAGCGACAGCGGCTCTGGATGGTCAATCTCCCCAGTTTCCCCAGTTCTCCCCAGTTGGACCGTGGAAACCGTGGACCACACTCTCCCCAGTTCCACAGTCCTTTAGGACTGGAACTGAGGAGTGGGGACACTAGTGGGGGCAAAGGGGCTTCGATCCTCGGTCCCGATTTTCCCCAGTTCATCTTGTCTCATTAGCTGCAACTGTCGTTGCACCTTACGGAGCAAGGCACTATATGCGACCTCGCGGCCCTGACCTGGCCGCTGGAGGATCGGACAATGGCAACCGGGTTCATCGCTTACTATCGCGTCTCGACCAAACGGCAGGGGCAATCGGGCCTCGGCCTCGAAGCTCAACGGGCTGCGGTCGTGGCGCATATCGGGAAGGCTCCCGATCACGAGTTCACCGAAGTCGAGTCCGGCAAGCTGTCGGATCGTCCCGAGCTGCGGAAAGCACTCGACCTCGCGGAGCTGACCGGCGCAACGCTGGTGGTCGCCAAGCTCGACCGGCTCTCGCGCAATGCCGCGTTCCTGCTGACGCTGCGGGACAAGTCGAAGGTTCCGATCCTGTTCGCCGATATGCCGCAAGCGGATCGCCTCACAATCGGCGTCATGGCGATGCTGGCCGAATGGGAGCGCGAACAGATAGGCGCACGGACCAAAGCCGCCCTCGCCGCCGCCAAGGCGCGTGGGACGGTCCTCGGCGGCGACAGGGGCAACCTTGGCGCTGTCAGGGCCGCAGGGACGCGCCACAGCGCTCAACGGCGCTCCGACGCGGCCAAGCGCCGTGCCGAGCTTGTCAGGCCCCATATCGAAGCTGCGCGGGCCGCAGGGTATTCGACCACCAGGGCGATTGCCGCCTATCTCAACGGGAAGGGTATTCGGACCGTTCGCGGTTCCGAGTGGCGGTCAGGTTCGGTCGGTCGGCTGCTCGCCAGCCTCTAGGCTCATGCCGCCTCCAGCCCTCTGTTGCCGCGCGAATGTCGGCAAGCATTGCGGCACTGACGACGAAGTAGAGGAATCCGTCCGCTTCTCCGACGAAACCGTGCTGTGCTTCCGGCCACAGGGCTAGTGCGCTGCTCGCATGGTTCAGCAGGTCTCGCTTCACGGCTTGGCTCCCGGCAGGAGCCGCGCCAGTATCTCCCGCCCGCAGTAGGACAGGTAGGACGCGCCGCCTCTGCTCCAGCATTCCTGCACGATCCTCACCGCGTCCCTGACGCCGCGCTCGTAATCGTCGTTTGCAGCTGGCTTCATCGCAAGATCATCCATGTAACCGGCCAGCATCCGCTCCTGCAGCTTGCGCCCCTCGGTCCGGTGCCACTGTTGCAGCTTCTGTAGCCTCCGCCCGCTCTCCAGGATGTAGCGTTCCTGCCGCTCGCTCATACCTTGACGCCCTCACCTATCGCTCGGCCTCGAATGCTTCGGATTGCGTCCTGCACCGTCAGTCCCCCACGGGCCTGCGCGCCATAGCGGAGCAACCCGCCGCCGCGCATGAAGCCAACGGTGATGAACAGTCCGCCGCCGTCCATCTGCTTGCAAGTCACCTTGGCCGCAGAGGGGAAGGCGGAGCGCACCTGCGCCAGTGCGAACGATGTGGCCTTGTCGTGGATCATCCGATGCTTGCTCCGTTGTTCGTGGGGTAGGACAGCCCGGAGCAACCGGCGCGCAAGCAAGCGTCCCTCGCTCGCCTCCCCGCCCGTGTCGCGGTCACTCCGCCAAGGATCGACAGGACGGCGGCGAACAGCATTATCCCGACACTCATCATGGCCGCCCCGTCATGCGCCATGCGGTCACACAGGCGTCGGCCCATATCCCGACTGCAGGGACGTAGAGCGCCGGACCCGGAGCGCTCAACATTGTGTCCAGCGTCTGCCAATAGAGCCGGAAGGCGAGCGGCGTTGCGAGGATCGCCCGCCTTACCGCAGCCACGGTTGCCAACCGACGATCATCCCGTGGAAGTGCCAGCCGCTCCAGCGGGTGGTGCGGTATTGAACGATCAGCCGCCATGTCACCGGCCCAATCCGCCAGCCAAGGCTTTCAGCCCCGCAATCGCATAGGTGAGGGTCACAATGTCGGACCGCCTTGCCCCATCACCGTATGGCCGATCCGACGCCTCTCCGCGCTCGATCTTGGCGGAGCGGCGGCTGTTTATGCAGCGGTCCAACCACGGCGGCCCCTCCAGAAACCAAATGTCGTCAACACACAGGGCTTGAACCGAGCGCCTGACCTGATGCCCTGTGGCGGTCAGGATGTTGTCGAAGTGGGCGAAGCGCGCGGCGTCCTTGCCGGTCAGCTCGGCCATGCGGAACTTGTAGCGGACATTTGGCCGACCGATCCGCTCGTCGTAACCGCATTGAGCGGTTCCGAGCGATTGCAGGTCCATCCAGTAGAGCGAGCCGTATTCCCGGCCAAGGTCGCGCAACACAGCTGCGTCGATGCCGTGTCCGTCCAGCAAGCCCTCGAACCATGCCCGACCTATGGGATCTCGGCGCTCGGCGGCATGGGGTGCCCGCGCAGCCTTGTTCAGCAGCACTTCGGCCTCGTCCCTTACGGCCTTGAATAGCGCGGCCCGCTCCTCTGACTCTGTGCGGAGCCTCTTCGCCTTGGGGAGCGTTATTTGCTCCTGCTCCAGCAGCTTCTCCGGTGGAGTGTTAACGAGCATTTCCAGCCGCACCCTGTCGGCAATGCTCAGGAACGCTCGGGCGCTCTTTGCCCGCGCCTGAATTGGCCCCTTGTCTATTGCGGCCCTGCGCCGCCCGTCCCGTCCCGCCATGTAGTCCCTCCCGCCGCTTACTTCGCCTGGTCGCCGAGCCTCTTGCAGATTGACCGGAACAGCCCTTCTCCGATCTCTGGCGGCACGCCGGCCGCCGCCGATGCGGAAACGATGCAGCCGCTTTCCGACAGCGCCTCAGCGAACCTGTCGCAAAGGCTGATACCCTGCGTGTTGGCCCGCAGAATGTAGAATCCGCTCGTGTGTGCGTTCATGGCTTCCCCCGCCTTTGATCAGCCGTTCGGCCTCACGGTGTAGGTTCCGGGCTGGACTCGCTTGCCGACGACAACGAACTCGCGCTCGTTGCCCTTGTTGTCCTTGGCCTCGGCTATCTCGAAAGCGCCGTTGGCGAGCCAAGCGGCAAAAATCTTCTTGGCGCGTTGCTTGTCGGCCCTGCTCTCGCGGTCACCGTCTAGCACGTCGATTATGAGCTTGCCGACCCAGCGGGTTGCCCGGAGGTCGTGGCGAACGCCGCCGTCCTCCTTGCTCTTGACCGCAACCATTTCCTGAACGCGGACAAGATGCTCGGTGGTCACGCCGTCGAACACATCGGGCGCGTTCCACGGGACGACGACGCCGATGCTGTCGCCGTTGGCGAGCTGAACGGATTCGATCTTGAACCACTCACTCTCGTCGGCGGGCGGGGCACGGTTGTTCTTGTCGTCGTAAACCCGGAAGTAGCGGCGGCGCTCCTCGCCGGGGATGTTCCAGCCCTCGGCTTGCTCCTTGTCCATGCGGTTCATAGTCAGGACCGAACGGCAGGCGGCGGTCAGCGCGACCGCTCCGCGCGCCGAATTGGCGTCAACCTCTCCGGCCCGGGCCTTGGCGACATGGTGCGCAATGCAAATAGCCGCATTAGACGCGCTGGCGATGCGCCCGAGCGCCTTAACAATGGCGTCGATCGCCATGTTGTCGTTCTCGTCAACGCCGTGCAGCGATACGAACGGGTCCAAGTCTAGGTAGTCAATCTTGGCGTCGATCAGTGCCTTTGCGAGCGCTTCGATGGTTGTCTCGTCAACGGCCACACCGCCGCGCAACTGGTCCATCCTCGCCAGTTTCAGCAGCGCCCCGTCCATTGCGCTGTCCACGAAAAGACGGTCGCCAAGCTCGTCCTGTGTCAGGCCGAAGTGCTGGCACGCCGCCTGGATGGAGCGGGTCTGCTCCTCCATGTTGTCCTCGTGGTTCCAAAGCCAAACCCGCTTCGGCCCGTGATGGATGGTCTTTCCGAGAAGAGGCTTCCCACTTGCCAGCGCCAGCGCCCGCCCGACCTTGTAAGTGGTCTTGCCCGCCGCTCCAGGCGCGATCACCGCGCTGACATGCTTGCGCTGCAGTTCGTAGCCATACAGGAAGTCGCGCTTCGGGATCGTCGCCGGGTCGCGCCATGTGTAAGCGCTCGGCAGAATTACCAGCGGCTCCGCCTCAACGGCTCTTAGCGGAACCGCGTCGTCTATGCGCTGCGCAACGCTCATATTGTGCGCCTCCGCAGCTCGTCGTTCCAATCGCGATATTCCGGTGACGGGAAGATCGCGCGGACCTCAAGCCCGCGCTCGATGTAGGCAGTTGCTGCGGCGTCGGCGGCAGCTCTCCCTGGCGCGTCGTTCTGTCCGGCGATGATGACGCTGCGGACCTCAGGCGGGAATCCGATGAAGGGTAACAGGCCGGTGCCGCACGAAACGAACACGGGCGTTTCGGGGTGCATCTGCCTGATGCTCAACCCGTCCTCTGGCCCCTCGGTCACGATTACTTCGGGCTGCAGCTTGTCGAGCCGCAGCGCGGAGCCTCTGATGCGGCCAAGGGTGAGCTTCACCGCAGCCTTGTCGGGATGCTCTCCGTCAACGAAGATACGCTGAACGCCGGTAAGCTGGCCCGCTCCGTCCTGACAGGCGCAAAGCAGGGCAGGGCGCTTGCGGCCCCATTCGCCCGTTTCGATGTTGCGCCATGACGGGACCATTGCGAAGCGGATGGTTCCGGCAAAGCGCGGCATGGCGGTAATGCCCCGCGCGCGAAGATAGGCTTCGCCCTGCGTTCCCTCCACCTGTCCCGCCTCGGCGAAGAAGGCGACTGCCTGTTTTCGGTTCTCGTCGTCGGCGGCGGCCTGATGCTCCAGCCGCCGCGCCCGTTCGGCCTCGCTGATCGTCGGAAGGTCGGACGCTCCAAGGTAGCGCAGCGCCGCCATGAAACCGACATTCTCACGCTCCATGATGAAGCGGATGTGGTCGCCCTGCGCGCCGCAGCCGAAGCAATAGTAAGTGCCCTTGCTGTCGTTGACGCGGAAGGAAGGGGTTCGCTCCTTGTGGAACGGACAAAGGCCGACCAATTCTCTTGGTCCGGCCCGCTTTAGATCGGTGTAGCGACCTATCAGGTCGCTGATGTTGTGCCGCGCACGGGTTTCCTCGACCAACCGCTGAAACTCGGCATCCCGCTCATGCCTCGTCGTCCGGCGGTCGGCGCAAGCCACCCCCCCTTTGTCATTCATCGCGTCGGTAGAACCTCCGTGGGCTGGAGTCGGATATACGCCGCGCGGAAGTCGCGTTCGGCCCGCGCCATTGCTTCAAGGTGGCAACGGTCAGCGAGCAGTAGCGGGTTGGCTACGGCTGCTAGTGTGAGATTGCGGTGGCGCTCCCATAAGGAGTCCACCGTCTTTTCGGTGACTGCGAAGGAGGGTCCGGCGTCCAAGTTACGCGGCCTGAGCCCGTTCTTGCGGCTCGCACTCTATCCCTAGCAGCTTGTCGAGGTCGCGCTTCCGCGCCCAAACCTCAGTGCCCTTGTCGCCTAAGCGCGTGACCGGGATTTTTTCCGCCTCGATCATGCGATAAACCGCTGCTCGGCTCACAGGCTGTCCGCCGATCATAAGCGAGTTGAGATAGTCGGCGATCGCTTGCGCTCCGCGCAGCAGTCCGTCGCTCGCAAGTTGCATCGGCAGTTGGTCCCTCGTTCCTGTATTCACGGATGCACACGGTATGCTGCGCGCCTTCGCGCTTGTCAATGATCCCGTAAGCGTATACGAATACGGCAACCGGGTTTTCTGGGGAAAAAGTGGAAGATGGCCGCGCCCACTAAGGGGGAAGAGGCGAAGCGCCGCATCATAACGATGCGCGTCACCAACGCCGCGTATGACAGAATCGCCGCTGCCGCTGAGGCAAGCGGGCGTTCGGTATCACAGGAGATTGAGTCGCGCCTGGAGCTGTCGTTTCAGGAAGAGCGAATTATGGGCGGAGGATCTACGGCGCTGCTGGCGAAGCTGATCGCGGGCACAATCGGCCTTATAGAAGTCGAGACTGGGCGCGAATGGACCAGCGACCGAATGACTTGGGAGGCGGCGAACGCCGCCGTCCAACGGATAGTGAGTTGGTTTCAGCCGAACATGGACTTCGACATTTGGGACCGTCACCGGGAAACGATGTTTCAGTTTATGGATGCCGTGTGGCGCGTCGATGAAGCGCGGCGCGAAATTGAGGGGCTACAGACTGCCTATCCAAATCCCGACTTCATGCCGGACGAAGCCCGCGCGCTGCTCGATAAGGCTAGAGAGGAATATCCCGTCGCGTTGGAAGAGGCCAAGCGCCGCGCCAAATCAGTCTTTAATGGGCCGGTGCGGGAACAGCGGGAACGAAACAGGGAGGCGATCAAGCTCGGTCGCCAGATTGCCGGAGAACGCCGGGGCAAGGGGCATGGGAGCGCCGTGATCGCGGGAATCATTCGCATGTATTGGAACAGTGGAGCGTTTGAACCGCTGCCCGGACTGCGGGACGCCGCCGATGTTTCGGACGACGAACTTATGGAGTGCATTCGAGCCTTGGCTGGCGAACCTCCCGACGATCCAGACTTGACCATTTTGCGCTCCAAACGGACTTACGGAGATTACGAGAAGGCTGGCGACTTTGGCGACCATCAAGAAGCGTAGCTGGACCACCGGCAAGGGCGAGCGCCGCGAAGCGTGGCTGCTGCGCTACACCGATTCGGCTGGCAAGCGCCGTGCGAAGCAATTCCCCAAGAAAGGCGATGCCGAAGCGTATCGCATCAAGTCGGGATGGGAGATTGCACATGGCGTCCACACGCCGGACTCTGCGAGCATTACCGTTGGCGATGCTGCCGACCTGTGGCTGGATGCCGCGCGCAGGCCAAGCCGCCGCCGCTCCAGCCCCGCCGAACGCTCCACGATCAAGTCCTATGAGGAAATTGCGCGGCTTCATATCAAGCCGCTGCTCGGCTCCGAAAAGCTCTCGAAGCTGACGCTGCCAGCTGTCGAGGCTTATGTTGACGCGCTGCTCGCAACGCGGTCACAGGCAATGGCCGGCAAGGCCGTTCGCGCCCTCAGTTCAATCATTACCGAAGCGCAGCGGCGCGGCCTTGTAGCGCAGAATGTCGCCAAGGGCGTCAAGGTTGTTCGCGCGAAGCGGGACAAGAAGAAGATAGTCGTTCCGCCGAAGTCCGATGTGCGGGCGATGCTCGAAATGGCGGAGGCTCGCTTTCCAGACTTTCATCCCAGGTTGCTCACCGTGGCGTTTACTGGGCTGCGGTCGTCCGAAATGCGCGGGCTTCGACGCTGCGATGTGGACTTGAAGGCGGGCGAGATAGCAGTCTGCCAGCGCGCCGATCAGTGGGGCGTCATCGGCCCTCCGAAGTCGCAAGCGGGACAGCGCACTATCCCGATCCCGCCGCTGCTGGTGTCGGTCCTTCGCGCGTGGATGCTTCGCGCGCCGCATTCTCCTCTTGGGCTGCTCTTCCCGAACAGCGAGGGCGGGGTGCTGCTGCACTCGAACATGCTCAATCGGGAATACTGGCCGCTCCAGCTAGCGGCGGGCCTGACCGCCGACAGCGGCAGGCGCGACGGGGACGGACGCCCGATCCTGCGCGCCAAGTATGACTTCCACTCCCTGAGACACTTTGCCGCCTCGGCGTGGATCAAGCAGAAGGTCGACCTGAAACGGCTGACAACCTGGTTGGGCCATGCCAGCGTTCAGACGACGCTCGACATTTACGGGCACCTGATCCGCGACGAGCTCGGCGATGCGGCGCTCGTCGCCGCAGCGCAAGCGGAGCTGCTGGCCTAAGTATTCCAAACGGGAAGAGTTTGCCACACAAATGGCACACGGGAGCGCGAAAATCGCAGTTTCCTGCGGGGTGACAGCGGAATCATAATCCGCGTGTCGGGGGTTCAAGTCCCTCCTCCGCTACCATCCTAAATCCTTAGAAAACTGCCATTTGCCGCCTCGGCTCGCCATGATTGACGGTTCGCGTTCCTTCTCGTTTGTTTTCGCAGTTTTCCGGCATTTCACGCGCGTCGGCTTTTTGTCAGTGGCACACGGTTGGCACACGGATCGAGGCAAAATATATTTCAACCGCCCGGTTGAACATTGCCGAGAATTGTGCTAGAGTTCTCATCATTGGGTAACTGCGTTTGAGCCGTCCGTCTGGGCGGCTTTTTTTGTGTCCGGCCCCCGCGTCGTGAAGCGGCGGCCCGATCGTGCCGCTGACTCGTCGGCAGCGGCGCGCCCTTGGCGCGGCGGTTCGGAAGATCGCTCCCCGGAAAGCTGGTCCGTTTGGGTTGGCGGACAAAGAGGCTGCCGGGTGACTCAGGTAGTGGTTTGCCATTGGCCGTTCGCCTCGCGCGATACCGGCCCGCCGCGCCTTTTTCAGTTTCGGGCCTCGGCCCGTGCCCGCTCGTTCCCTAGCAAGGCGAGCATACAAAAGCGTTGCGCCTCTTCGTGGTCGTAACGGGCGGGATAAACAGGAGCGCTCCTATGCCACGGAAAGCGAAAGCTGAGCCGGAAGGCGAAAAGCGGGGGCGCGGGCAGCCGACGAAATACCTTCCCGAATACTGCGAACGGGTCATCGCATGGGGCAAGGAAGGGAAGTCGATAGCCCAAATGGCTGCGGAGATCGGCGTTTCCTACAACTCGCTGCTGGTCAACTGGCCGAAGCAAAATCCCGAGTTCAAAGAGGCGATGGAGCTGTGGGAAGTCCACGCTCAGGCGTTCTGGGAAGCGAAGATCCCGGACAATCTCACCAATCGCGAGTTCCAGGCTCATCTTTACCTGCGCTCAATGGCGGCGCGCTTCCCGAAGCACTGGCGCGAATCCACGCGGAGCGAGCTGACCGGCCCCAATGGCGAGCCGCTTAACCCTCCGGCCATGCTACCTGATGTGTCGCACCTCACGGACGATCAGTTGGCGATGCTCGCCACGATCCGTCTGAAGCGCGACGATGAAGAGGAGCCGGTGCGGCATTGACGCTAGTTGATGCTGCGACCGTTGAGGCCGCGCGCTGCGAGCTGGCGAAACGGAGCTTTTCCCATTTCGCGTGCATGGTCGATATTCCGACGCTGCCGCCTGACGATGAAGATTTAGGCGAGGATGATCCGTTTCCGGTCCGGCGACTGAACGCCGGATTGGCAGCGCATCACGCGCTGCTGTGTCAGAAGCTCCAGGAAGTCGAAGCGGGGGCGCTCGACAACCTTATGGTGCTGATGCCTCCCGGCTCGGCAAAGTCCACCTACGTTGATGTGGTTTTCGTGCCGTGGTTCATGGCGAAGCGCCCGCGCCGCCATGTCATCCTTGCGAGCTATGCGAGCGGTATTGCGCAAAAACAGGGGCGGCGCGCCCGTCAGTTGATCAAGTCGGCGTCCTATCAGAACCTGATGGGCGGATTGACCCTCACGGCGGACCACAAGGCCGCCGACGAATGGAGCCTGACCAACGGCTCCGAGTATATGTCCGGCGGCTTGCTGTCGGGACTCACCGGCAATCGCGCCGCGCTCGGCATTCTCGACGACCCGATCAAGGGCCGCGATATGGCCGAAAGCGAGACGATCAGAAACAAGACTTGGGACGAATACCAGGATTCGTTTTGCTCGCGCCTCATTCCGGGCGCTCCGCAAATTATGATCCTGACGCGCTGGCATGAAGATGATCCCGCTGGCCGAATCCTCCCCGAGGGATGGGACGGACAATCGGGATGGATTGACGGGCGCGACGGCCGGCGGTGGTTTGTTATTTGCCTTCCCGCGCTGTGCGACCGGGCCGACGACCCGCTCGGGCGGAAGATTGGCGAAAGCCTGTGGCCGGAGTGGTTCGGCCAGAAAACCGGTGATCCGATGGATCACTGGCGACCGTTCCAGCGCGACCATCGCGCTTGGACAAGCCTCTACCAGCAAAAGCCATCGCCTGAGGATGGCACATTCTTTCAGAAGGCGTGGTTCCCATCCTGGACGCAGGAAAGCCGCCCGAAGCATCTCCGCATCTACGGGACCAGTGATTATGCCGTTTCAGACGGCAAGGGCGATTATACCGTGCATCGCGTGTGGGGCGTCGATACCGACGACAACCTTTACCGCCTTGACGGCTGGCGCGGCCAGAAGGCCGCCGACGAATGGATTGAGCGCAAGATAGACCTGATCGCGAAGCACAAGCCGCTGGCGTGGTTCGGTGAAAGCGGCGTGATTCAGAAAGCGATTGAACCGGCGCTGCTCAAGCGCATGAACGAACGCAAGATTTACTGCCGCCTTGAGTGGCTGCCCTCGATCGCCGGGAAGGCTGAGCGAGCGCGGGGCTTTCAGGCCCGCGCGTCGATGGGCAAGGTATTCTTCGAGCCTGAAGCGGACCTGTCTGAGTTCATGGCTTTTCCTGCGGGCAAGCACGACGACGAGGTTGATAACGGATCTCTGATCGGTCGCGCGATTGACCAGGCGCACCCTGCAATCGTCCCCGCTCAAAAGCGGAAGGAAGAGGCCGAGGATTACGGACTTGTCGAGCCCGACGAGGACGATTGGAAAACGATCTAGGAGCCAAGGGTAATGCTAGGCAATAACTCACCGGCTGCGCTTGGCCGCATCCTTGCCCAAACCACTGTTCCATCGTCGCACACTGGCGACCTTGTCGAGACGACACTGGCAACCGTCACGATCCCGGCCAACGCACTTGGCGCTAATGGCCGCGTCACAATCGTATTCGGCGTAACACAGACCACAGCTCAGACGCTCAAGATGAAGCTCGGCGGCACAACGCTGTTCACCGTCGCCACGGCGGCAACGACCTACATCCTCAACGGATGCATTGCCAACCGTGGCGCTGCAAACAGCCAAAGGCATGAGTTTATCCAGGTTGGCGTAAGCAACGCCTCAGTGACGGGCCAGCTCGGCACGGCGGCCATCGACACGACCGCCAGCGTTGACATCACGATCACCGGCACGCTCACGAACGCGGCGAACAGCATCACGCTCGAATCCCTCCACGTCATTCTCTACCCGAAGGGCTAATCATGGCAACGCGGATCATTGAATACGGCGACAAGCGCCGCACTGACAATTTCCCGGTGGTCCCTACGACTACCAGGGTAACGGCTCAGACGCCGATTGTTGCCACCGGCACGAGCGCGCAATCGTCGGCGTTCAACGCGGCAACAAACACGGTCCTTATCCAAAGCGATGAGGCTGTCTATGTCGCGTTTGGCGCGAATCCAACCGCGACCACCAGCGACTATCGCATCCAGGCGGGCGGCGAACAATTCTTCGATGTTGCCGCAGGTCAGAAGGTGGCGGTTCGCACCTGATCATCTCGGTTTGCGGCTGTAGCGATGGAGGCTTGATTGGCTGACGACAACGCCTCCGCCGACGACCTGCATTCGCTCTACGTCCGGCAGTTCGAGGAAGCCGCACAGGCGGGCGTTGATGGTCGCCGCGAGTCTGAAAAGGCGCGCGATTACGTTGACGGCAAGCAGTTCACCGCTGCTGAGGAAAGGCGGCTGCGGAAGCGCAAGCAACCGATCACGCCAATCAACATGGTGCGTTCAAAGGTAGAGTCCTGCTGCGGCCTAGAGCGGCAGTCGCGCACCGATCCTAAGGCATATCCCCGCACCCAAGTTCACGAGTCTGAGGCGAACGCCGCGACTGACGCGTTGCGCTACGTCGCCGAGGACCAGGACTTAGACATTAAGAAGTCCAGGGTTTTCGACAACATGCTCGTCGAGGGCGTGGGCGGCGTTGAAGTCACGGCGCGCCAGCTGCGCGACGGGACGATCGACCCCTATGTTGTCAGGATCGCGTGGAACAGGATTTATGCCGATCCGCACTCTTCTGAGGCCGATTACTCCGACGCGACCTATACCGGATATATCACTTGGATGGATGCCGAAAAGGCGAAGCGCCAGTGGTCGGAACAGGTCGCCGTCATCGAATCCACCATGTCAAAAAACACTTCGGCGACTTGGGATGACTTCGACGACAAGCCGAAATGGTCCTATTGGTCGGACTCGAAGCGCAACCGCATTCGGGTCAATACGCACTATCACCTCGTTGATGGCGTTTGGCACCGCTGCGTCTTTACGCTGGCTGGCGAGCTGGAGCCGTCTGCGCCATCGGTTTTTCTTGACGATCAGGGCGTCCCTGAAAATCCGCTAATCCTGCAGTCGGCGTATGTCGATCGGGATAACGACCGCTACGGCATTGTTCGGGATATGATCCCGATTCAGGACGGCATCAACAAGCGCCACTCCAAGCTGCTTCACTCGCTCAGCAACAGCAAGATTCGCGTGTCGCGCAGCGTGGGCACAGACGCTGATGCTATCCGCCGCGAATATGCGCGGGCTGACGGCGTGCTGATTGGCGAAGAGGGCGAGATTCAGGAGCTTGGCAACTCTGCCAAGGAGGCCGGTCAGTTCCAGCTCCTGCAGCAGATGGAAGCGATGCTGAAGGGCAACATTGGCCCGAACGCTTACCTCTCCGGCAAACAGGGCGACGGGCAATCCGGCAAGGCGATTCTCGCACAGCAGCAGGCGGGAATGACGGAGCTTGCGCCGCTGCTCGACAACCTCCGGCACTTTACACTCCGCATGTATCGTCAAATCTGGAACCGCATTCGGCAGTTCTGGAACACTGAGCGGTGGATCAGAGTCACTGACGACGACAGCAACATTCGCTTTGTCGTGCTGAACCAAAGGCCGCTTTTTTCGCCCGCCCAGATGATGGCCGCGCTTCAGCGCGTCCAAACCGCCGTTCAAACTGGCGAGCTCGACCAAGCCACCGCTCAGGAATACGCGCTGCGGGTTCAGAAAATGGCGACCGTCCAGAATCCCGTGGGCGAGCTTGATGTCGATATTGATATTGAGGAAGTCCAGGACGCGCCGACTGTCCAGTATGAGCAATATCAGGACTTGCTGCAGCTGCTCGGAACCGGGCTGATGCAGCCCTCGCCGCCGATGCTGCGGCTTGTCATTCAGGCGGGGCAGTTCCGTGACAAATCGAAGCTGTTGGAAATCATTGACCAGATGGAAAAGCAGGCCGCAGCGCCGAATCCGGCTCAGGATCTTCAGCTACAGGCGGGTCAGGCTCAAGTGGCGGTGAAACAGGCCGATGTTGGCAAAACACAGGCCGAAACCGCGCTTACAATGGCCCGCGCCCGCGCCGAACAGGCTCAGGCGATCGCTGCCGGGTTGCAGCTTAATCGCCTGATGGGGCCGCAGCCGGGAGTGCTTGGTTGAACCTGACGGAAGTGCGGCGCGAACTGCGCGCCGCCTTCCCAGATGCGATCAGCACAGACGCTGCCGCCTTCGACGGCGGCAAGCGAATAGGGATTGGTGTCCGGTTCGCCGGATGGTGTGCTGGCGAGTGGGTGCGGTCGGAAGATGATCTGCCGTCCGCCGTCGCCAAGCTACGCGCGAAGATCATTCAACGCAATTCAGCGCCTCGGCGCTCGATGCCCGTCTCCGGGGCCAATCGGGAGAAAACAAGCCTGTCTCCGGGGCAAACCGGGAGTTTCGGGTCACCTCCGCAACGGGTGAGGATGAGGGACAATGGATAGGGAACTGGACGATATTCTGAACGGCAGCGATGAAGCTTCTGTGGAGGCGGCAAGTGCGCCGACCGCCGCCGAAGCTCCAGCCGAAGCGCAGACCGATGGGGTGGCCGAAGGCCGCACCTACAATCGGGATGAAAGCGGCAAATTCGCTACCAAGGGCGAACCTCAGGCTGCCGTCGAAAGCGGCACTGAGGATGATGCGCCGCCTGCATCTGAGGATGAATCCGGGCCGATTCCTGTAGCCGCCCTCAAAAAGGAACGAACGAGAAGGCAAACCGCTGAAGAACAGCGGCAAGCGGCCGAAGTCCGCGCACTGGCGGCTGAGCAACAGCTACAGCAGCTCCAGGCACGGCTTCAACCGCAGCAGCCTCAGCAGCCGCCGCAAGCGGCAACGCAGCAACCACCTGACAGATGGGATGACCCGGAAGGGCATGAACGCTGGCTGGTGGCTCAAGCGGCTGAGGCGGGTAGGGCCGAAGCGATGCGCGCATTCGAGTATCAGCGCATTGCCAGTTCGGCCCAGCAGTTCGCCACGGACACGCCCGATTATATCGAGCATATCGGTGTTTTCGAGCAGATGGTGAATGCTAACCCGGCTCTGCTGGATCAGATGCACCGCGCGCCTAATCCCGCAAAGTTCGCCTATGACACGGCCAAAATCCAGCTTGAGATCGCGCAACATGGCGGGATCGAGGGCGTGGTTGAGGCGCGGGTCCAAGCGGCTTTGAGGGGGCAGGGCACGGCGGCTGGCGCGCCCTCTTCGCAACTTCCTGTCACTCTGGCCGACGCTCAAAGCGCAAGCGCAGCGGGTATCGGCCATCAGCCGCCGTCTTTGGAACAACTCCTCAGATAGCATTCCTCATCCCGAATGCCACATCGCGATGACGTGGCGTTCGCAGCGCCCTTCCGGGGGCCAGAAGGACATTAAACATCATGGCTCAGACAGCCGCTGCAGCGGGCCTGACTCCCCAACAGTGGGACGATCAGTTTTTCGCAGAATACATCCGCAACAACCCGTTCAAAGCCTACATGGGCACGGGCGAAACGGACATTATCCAGGTCAAGCGCGACCTCACGAAGAAGTCCGGCGACAGCCTGACCTTCGCGCTGGTCAACCGCTTCACCGGAGCCGCCAACGACGGCACCTCGAAGCTCGAAGGCAACGAAGAGGCGGGCAAAAGCCGTTCTCACAAGCTGACCGTCGCGCTTCGCCGCAACGCCTTCTCCGTCACGGAGATGGAAGAGCAGAAGTCGGCAATCGCGCTCCGCGATGCTTTCAAGGCGCAGATGAAGGTCTGGGCTCAGGAGCAGGACATTCAGCGCGTCGTCGATCAGCTCTACTCGATCACGGGCGTTGCCTATGCGTCGGCGACGGAAGCGCAGAAGGATGCGTGGCTCGACAATAACCTCGACCGCGTGCTTTTCGGCGCAGCCAAGTCAAATGTCTCGACCTCGGCTCCGGCTGGCGGCGCGACACACGACAACTCGGCATCGCTCGCCAATATCGACAACACGGCGGACAAGCTGACTGCATCTTCGCTCCAGCTGATGAAGCGCATTGCGCTGTCGGCGAGCCCGAAGATCATGCCGGTAATGGACGCTGGTAACAACCGGCGTCGGTTCGTCGTGTTCGCGCACCCGCTCTGCTTCCGCGATCTGAAAACCGATCCGGTCATTACGCAGGCGCAGCGCGAAGTGAACCTGGCCGAAGAGAACAGCCGCCTCTTCCAGGGCGGCGACCTCCTGTATGACGGCATGATCATTCACGAAGTGGATGACATGACGACTCTTACGGGCGTCGGCGCTGGCGGCATTGATGTCGGCGGCGTGTTCCTCTGCGGCGCGCAGGCGCTCGGCCTCGGCATCGCAAAGCCGTGGCAGACCCGCGAAAAGCAGGAGACCGACTACGGCAACGAACAGGGCGTTGCGCTGGTGACGATCGACGGGCTGAACAAGCTCCGGTTCGGCACCGACTCATCGGTCGATACCACGACTCCGAAGCAGCACGGCGTTGTCACCGGCTACTTCGCCGCCGTCGCGGATTCCTGATCCTAGACGACACTAACGGGGCGGGCCTTCCGGTCCGCCCCACTTTTTCGGGGTAAACACCAATGTCGATCACTCTCCAGCAGGACGTGAAGGCCGGCGGGATGAACCAGGGCGATCTTTACGCCGTGGTCTCAAATCTCGTGGACGCCGTGAACGCGATCATTTCCGACTACAACACGCTCCGCACGAAGCTGAACGCGGACGCGGGCGTGACTGATACGAACTACGCGGCATCGACGGCCTCGACCGTCAAGCTGACGAAGGGCTGACTCTAGCGGGGCTTCGGCCCCGCTATTTTCCTTTTCCGTGGAGGTCTGAATGAGCGCGACCTGCCGCGATATTATCACCTATGCCATGCGCCAAGCGCGCGTTCTCGGCGTCGGTCGCGTCCCGAAAGGGGCTGAGGCGGATGAGGGCATGGTAGCGCTTCAGTCTTTCTACGACGAGCTGCGGACGAACGGAATGTTCGGCAAGCTCAAGGACACTTACCTTACTGCCGACGCAACGGCCCAGGAGGGGCGGCGCTACTATGTGCCCGCTGGCGTCACGCTAACCGATGCAACGAACGATTATGTTCCGGATTGCGGCGACGATTACGGCTGCAGTTCCGATTGGGCTGAGGACGGTTGCGATTACGGCTCTTCCATCTCCTCCACGCGCCAGCCGCGCGACCTTTCGATGTATGAAGTCGTCAAGAGCGACGGGACGCAAACCGCCAAGCTCTATGATCGGACTCAATGGGTTGACCTACTCGACCTTGATCTTGACAGCGCAGCGCCGCTGTCGAGCCGGAGCGCCTACGGCCTAGCTGCGGCGCTGTGCATTTCGGGCGGCTTTGTTTCCGTCTTTGGCGGCCAGCCTTCGCAGACGGTTGCCAACCTCGGGCTGCGGTTCGTCGGCGGACTGTCGGCGAAATACGGGTCAACGCACCCGCACCACCACAGCTACGGGGAGTATATGTAGCCGTGCCGTCGATCCCTTACGGCACTGGCGCATATCGCCGCACCAACGGCAATTTTCCCGAGCTAAAGCTGATCAATATGTATGTCGAGCAATCGGCAACATCCGAGAACAAGATCGCGCTCCTGTCACGCCCCGGCCTCGGGGTGCTGGTCACCAACGGCTCCGGCCCCATCAACGGCCTCTTCTCGAAGAAGGGCACGCTGAACGGCGATGTGTTCTCAATCTCCGGCTCCGCCCTTTATCGCGGAACCTCCGCCGTGGCCTCCGGCACAATCGCGGGAACGGGTCCGGCCGCAATGGACGGCAACGCAACGGAGCTGCTGGTTACGCGCGGCTCCACGATGCGGAGTTATGTTGACACCGGCACGCCCTCGATCGCCAATGTGTCCTTTCCCGACAGCGCTGCGGTCAGGGCGGTCTGTTTCATCGGCTCGCTGTTCGTCGCCGTTAGGGGCGACACATCGTTTCCGGGTCGCTTCTATTGGTCAGACCTGCTCGACGGGCGCACTTGGGATGCGCTCAATTACGCGACCGCTGAACGGCAGTCGGACGCGCTTCTGGATATTGCGCCGCTAGGCGACAACATCTGGCTATTTGGCGAACAGACGATTGAGGCGTGGTCGCACACTGGCGCTGCCGATCTTCCGTTCACCAGGCTTGAAAACGTCGCTTTCGACAAAGGCGTTATGGCGACGGGCTGCGTTGCGAAGGCTGACAATGGGCTGTTTTTCGTCGGCTCGAACCGCAGCGTCTATCGGGTTTCTGATGTGCCGCAGCGCATTTCCGACCATGCGATTGAGGAACGCATTCTGGCTTCCTCAACGGCCAAGCTGTTCACCTTTCAGCATGAGGGCCATGAGTTCGTTGTCCTGCGCCTCGATAGCGAGACTCTGGCCTATGATTGCGCCTCGCAAGAATGGTGCGAAATGCAAACCTCGGGCGGTCAGTGGATCGTCGCTACGGCCTGCATGGTCGATGATGTGGCCTATCTCGGCCACTCGTCAACCGGCCAGATAATGGGCTGGTCTGAATGGGACGATTTGGGTGCTCCGCTGGAGCGGCGCTTTACCGCCGCTCAGCAGCTCGACGCGCCCTATTCGATCAACAGCCTGAAGCTGTGGGCGAACACGGGCCAAACCACAGTGCTGTCGGGCACCGGCTCCGATCCGGTTATTGAGATGAGCTATTCCGACGATGCGGGAATCACTTGGTCGGATTGGGATAGCGATAGCCTCGGTCAAACCGGCGACTATCGCGCCGTCCCTGAGTGGCGAGCGTTGGGGCAATTCGACTTCCCCGGCGTGATTTTAGACTTCCGCTGTTCCGATCCTGTGCCGCTGCGAATCAGCGCCGTGAAAATCAATGATCCTGGGGGTAAACGTGGCTGACTTTCTGAAAGCTCTTGGCGGGCCTTCTGCTAATTTGGGTGCGCCCGCGCCTGCTGCGCTCGGCTCCCCTCGTCCGGTTGACCTCGGCGCGCTCCATGCGCTGCGCGGCGGCGCTCCCTCCGGGCCGAATACGCTGTTCCCGCTCAACCCTGCCGCTGGCGGCGGTGGCCCGGTAATGACTCCGGGCGGTGGCGGCACTGGCGCGCCCCTACAAGGCCCAAGCAATTTCGGGGGGCAATTCCCAAGCGCTCCCGGCGTCATGGGCGGTGGCTTTGGAAGTATGATGCCGCACGGCCCCGACGCCCGCGATTATCGCCACGATGCGCGGGACGCCTTCCATCAATCCATCCTCAGCTGGCTACAGCAGCGCCCTACGATGGGCGACGGCGGACCGCAGCAATTCCGGACCGACATTATGACGTGGATGGGGCAGCGCCCCGATCATCGCGGCTTCTTCGCCGATTACATGCAGCAGCACCCCTACGGTGCAACCGCTTCGGCCCCCGTCACTCCGGCGGCTCCGCAGCAGGGCTTGCCTTCGCCGATCCCGCCCATTCCTGCGCCGCAGACTCCTCCCGTCGCGCCCGCGCCGGATCCCGGCGGCGTCGGAACCTCGCTCGGCGTCATCGGCGCAACCCCGGCACAGAATCCCTACGGACTGCCGACCTACTAAATGGCGCTGCGCCTCGATCGCCTGCAGGCGGCGAACTTCAATTCGCGCGGGATGCAGACGCTGTGGCAGCGTCACTGTGAACAGCTTGAGGCAAACAACGCCAGCCTTCAAACGCAGATCGACGACATTAACGCTGCTCTGGCAGCAGCCGCTGCGGCGCAAGCTGCGGCGGCGACAGCTGACGCCGACGCAGCGGCGGCCCAGACGACCGCCGACAGCAAGGCGAAGGTCACTCGCGCCACAACGGCACCGGCAAGCCCGAACACGGGCGATGTTTGGGTTGATACGGCAGTCAGTCCGCGCATAACCTACACATGGGACGGGGCGGCTTGGCAGGTCGCCGCGACAGAGGGCGCGGACCTCGCCTCGAATGTAGTCAACAACACGCTCGCCAACGTCACCGACACGGCCTCGCGCAAGGCGCTGGCGACCAATGCGGTTCAGACCTCGCACATCCAGAACAACGCCGTCACCAATTCCGTTTCGGCTTACACGGCGGCGGCGATCACGGTCCCGAACACAAGCACCTGGACAGACATTCAGTCGGTCACGCTGACGGCAACTGGAGCAGTCCTACTGATCCAGGGCTGTTTCTACGCGGGTCTGTTCGATGTGTCCTACGCCACCGTTTCGTCGGGCATCTATCAGGTGCGGATTGTCAGAGATAGCACCGTGCTTTTCGGACCGGTCGATTTCAGCCTTGCGGAACTTTCCGGGGGGATGAGGGGCACCGGCTCGAACGCATACACGATCACCGATCAGCCTGCGGCCGGCAGTCACACCTTCAAGCTGCAGGCGTGGTCATCGGGAACCTCCTGCGCCCCTACCGCTCGCAGCCTCGTGGTCACGGAGACAAAGAAATGACCGCGTATGTGGTCTATGACACCGCGACCAAAGCGATCATCAAAAGCGGCATCGCCGCCGATCCCGATGACGCCGCATCACAGGTCGATGACGAAGCAACACAGGCGGTCGTCGCTGCGGATTCGAGCGAAGAGCTGGCTACGGCCACGGCCCCGCTCAGCCTGGGGGGCGGCTGAATATGATCCGGCGAACCTTCGATCCGGCTTTTCTAAACAGCGTCATCAATCACCCGGAAGTCCGCCCTTGGGTCGGCGGCGAAGGCGAGATTGATACTACGGCGCAGCTGATCAACCCGAACAATGTTGCGCTCGTCAATGAGTTTGGTGGGTTCATCCTCATTCAACACACGCCGGGTTCGTATGAAGTCCACTCGCAGTTCCTGCCGGAAGGCCGGGGCCGCGCAGCGCGCGAGGCGATGCGCGAGGGCTTCGATTACATGTTCACCCGCACGAATTGCGAACAGATCATTACCCAGGTGCCGGACAATAACCGGCCCGCTGCCGGTCTCGCTCGGCTCGCCGGTTTCAGGGAGCTGTTCCGGCGTGAAAACGCGGAACGCGGACCGACTGCGTATATGGTCCTGACGATTGACGAATGGGCGCAGCGCAACGCCGCGCTGGAAGCTGACGGGGAGTGGTTCCACGCGGCGACGGAAGTTGCGGTGAAGGCGGCGCGTCCTGAGCTGCCAGATCACCCCGATGATCCGGCGCACAATCGCGCCGTTGGCGCGGCGGTGCGGATGGTGAGGGCTGGCAACGCCGCGAAGGGCGTAGCCTTTTACAACCGTTGGGCGCTGTTCGCTGGATATTCGCCGATCCGGCTCATTTCCGCGCAGCCGCCGATCTTCGACATGAGCGAACACGGGCTGACGGTGATTGCCGAAGCGCGGGACGGGAATATGGAGATTGTATTATGCCAATAGGCTTGGGAACCGCCGCGCTTATCGGCGGTGGTCTTGCTGCTGCCGGGACAATCGGCGGAGCGGTCCTGTCGTCGCACGCGCAAAGTCACGCTGCCGATCAGGCGCAGCAGGCCCAGGACAACGCAACGCAAGCGCAGCTGCAGCTAGGGCAACAGTCCCTCGCACAGCAGAATGCGCTGGCGCAGCAAAGCATGGGGCTAAATCAGTCCCTCTACAATTCCAATTACGACACGCTCTCGCCGTTCGTTAGCCGGGGCAATGTCGCTGGTGATGCGATCAACGCGCTGCTCGGCCTTCCTGCCGCTCCCTCGATGCGCTCACCGATGGAAACCGCGACGGGCGGCCTTGCGCCCGTCCAGCTTCCTCCGCCCGCAACGGGCGGAACAACGCCAGCCGCTCCAGCCCAACCTCCCGTTGGAGCGGTTAACCCGCTGCTCGGCATGGCGCGGGCCGCACAGGGCGCTCCGTCCTACTACCAATACTAAGCCAATTCGCTTGCCGCCTCGTAGGCGGCTCATGCGCCAAACCGGGAAAACAACTGATGCGCTATATCGGTGGAACGTCGTTGCCTGCGGGCTTCGGCGACGACGGGACCAATTTCACGCTAACGCCGTTTGGCTCTGACTACGGCGGCGGAGCTTACCGTCCGCCGGTCACGCCTCCGCTGCCGCCCGTTGTTGTGGCACCGACGCCTGCACCGACGCCAGCTCCTGCTCCGGCTCCAGCTCCAGCGCCGGTTCCGGGCGGAACAACCGCCTCGGGATTGTCGCCGCAAGAGCAGGCCCTGTATGATTTTGCGCACTCAGCCGGAATGGATTTCATCCTCAAGCAAGGCGAGAACGCGATCCAGCAGAATTATGCTGCTCGCGGCGCGCTTGACAGCGGAGCGGCGATGAAGGCGCTCCGAGACTACGGGCAGAACACGGCTCAGGCTAACTACTTTATGCCGTATATGGGTCTGCTCGGCGGCCAGCAGTCGGTCGGGGCCGGTGCGGCCTCCTCGATCGCTGGCGTAGGCTCCAGTTTCGGAAACACGGCTGCCGGGATCAATTCCAACCTTGCCAGTGGCGTTACCGGAATCAACAACGGCATGGGCGGGGCGCTTCAGAACGGCGCGGACAATGCCGCAGCAGCAGCCGCTGCGCGCGGCATGGCTGGCGCGAACCTCGGCAATGGCATTGCGACCGGCCTAGGGCAGATTGCCGGTTCCATAATGCCCTACGGCTCGTCCTACGGCGGTTACGGCGGCTACGGCGCATATAACGATCCTTACGGGATGCTCGGAACCGATCCCATTGCGGGCTCCATCGGATGACGCCGCAGGAGGAACTGGAGCTTCGCAAGCGACAGCTTGACGCGCGAAGGGGCAAGCCGGGGCTCAGCGCCAATGTCGCGGACCTCGAAAAGCGAATTGCCGAATTGGAGGCGCTAATCAATGGCTGATCCTTACGCGATTATCGCGGCATACCCGAACGCTGGCGAAGGCTTTCTCAAGGGAATGCAGCAGGGGCAGCAGCTCCAGCAGCAACAGCGCATTCGGGACGCGATGTCAGCGCTGTCTGGCCGCAACGATCCCAACGCGCTGCGCTCGCTCTATGCTGCCGATCCGAAGCTCGGAATGGAAATGGAAACGACCATCGGCAAGCGTGAAGATCGCCAGCGGGCCGATGCTAGCCGCGCGGCGCTTGCTGCGTATATCACTGGCAGCGACCCTGTAACGGCTGGCGCGGCGGCTCCGGCCTCAGCCGGAGCGCCGCCCGCCTCGCCGGGAATGGGGGATGCTGCGGCGACTGCCGCCGCGCTCGATCCCGAGAAGTTCATCACGGTTGCTGGCAAAAAGAGCAACATCACGAAAACGCAGCTTGAGACCTCGATCAAGGTCCACGATGCGGCGATGCAGATTCTTGGCGGCGTCCACGATGACGCGAGCCTGCAGTCCGCGAAGCAGGAAGCAAGGACGCTCTATCAACAGTATGGCGGTGATCCGTCGTTCATTGATCAGATCCCCGATACCTATGATCCTCAGGTTATCCACGACCTCGAATTGCGGGGCATGGACACTTCACACCAGCTCAACGCGCTGGCGCACGAAAACGATGTTGGCTCACTGATCACGACGCGCGCCGCGAATACGGCGGAGCATGTAAGGCACGACCAGGTGCAAGAGTCGAACGTCCAGCGCGGACAAAATATCTCATCCACTGACCGCCGCCGTGGTCAGGACTTGACGAACAATCGTGCGAGCCAGCCTAAACCCGCCGCGACCCGGCCCGCTACGCCGTCAACGGTCATCGGCGGTATCATGGCAAAGCAAGCCGCCGGCCAGCAGCTCACCCCTCAGGAACAGCAGCTATACAACGACTATCGCAGCACCAAGAAGCGCGGCGGTGGCGGCGCTCCGGCGCGCCCGCAAAACCGCGCCGAATACAACGCGCTGCCTTCCGGCACGCTCTACATTGATCCGGCTGGCACGGTGAGAAAGAAGCCGTAATGACGGATAATTGGTGGGACAACGACCCGGTCGCTCAGCAGCCGCCAGCGTCCCAAGCGCTTGCGAAGCTTCAGGCTGCGGGCGCAATCGTCACAAGCGGCTTTCGGACGGCGGACGATGTGGAGCGGCTCCAGCGCGAAGGCTATCCGGCCGCGACGAATGGCGCGCACAATCGCGGCGACGGGGTTGATTTGGTTGTCGGCCCCAAGAGTCAGTTCAAGTCGCTCGGCGACCTCGAAGCTGCCGCGCGCGAACAATTTGGGCCGGACGCATTCGTTCAGATTCAAGAAGGCAACCACGTTCATGTGAAGGTTCCCGGCTGGGGCGCGGCTCCAGACGTTTACCGGCACCCTCAATTAAAAGAGGGCGCATGGTGGGGTTCGGACCCGGTTGCTCAGCCTCCGGCTGCGGATCATCCGCAGCAGCAGGGCGCGGACCTCGCCGCAACGGGTCAGGCGCATGACGGCGACACTATCAGCCTCACGAACGGGAAAAATGCGCGGCTGCTCGGCTATGACGCTTTCGAGCTTAATCAGCAGGGCCGCAATTCCAGCGGCCAGCTAGTGCCCCTCGGCCGACAGGCGCGCGGCTATTTGCTGTCGCAAATCTCTCCTGGTGAATCAGTCAACCCTACCGGCTCCCAAAGCTACGGACGCCCGGTAAGCACGCTCTCCGACAATCCGTTTGACGATCCGGCCTATGGCGGGCTGCGGCGCGGCTACGGCATGGCGGAGCCTGACTACCTCAAGGGCAGCGACCGGCTCATTCCGTATATGGACGCTGAGCGCCAAGCCCGGATGAACCACCTTGGCGGCTTTCAGACGAATGCGGAAACCCCGGAGCAATTTCGTCACAAGGACGGTCCGTGGCTAGGCCGCACTCCAGGCGTCTATGGTCAGCCCGGTAGCGAAGCGATTTTCTTCGACGATCCGACGCCGTTTGCAGGACTTCGGCCTGACATTGCGAAGGGCTACCAAGAGATTGCGGCGCGGGCGAAAACGCCGGACGAGCTACTGGCCTATGCCGCTCAACACGGTTTCCAAATCAACCCCGATACCGCGAAGAAGTTCATCGCCGACCGCGATGCGGCGCATGGTCAATTCGACGCGACCATAACCTATCTGAAACCGCCGCCGCGCCCGACGATTGACCCCGGCGACGGTGTAACCGGCGCAACCCTTCGCGGCGTTGGCGATCCAATCAATGTGCTGGATGAGTTCGGCGCTGTCGCTGACACACTCGGCATTGGCGGCGACGGCCCGCGCGAAACTATCTGGAACGCTCCAAAGGGAACGCGCTTCGGCGACATTTACAACACCAACGTCGATCAAAACCGCGCGATCCTCGATCACGACGCTGAGTTTCATCCGGTTGCTCGCACGGTCGGCCAGCTTGCCTCCGGGCTGGCTATTCCGGTGGGCGGCATAGAAGGTGTCGGGGCGAAAGCTATTGAAGAGGCGCTGGCCTCTGGCTCGTCCCGATTCGCCGCAGAAGAGGCGGGCAAGGCTGCCGTGGCGCGCCGCTTGGCGGCGCTAGGCACTGGCGAAGGCGCTGTTGCTGGCGCTGGAGCGGGTGAGGGCGGCCCGCTCGATCGGCTTCCGAATGCCTTTGAGGGCGCGGTCGTCGGCGGAACGCTCGGCCTCGTCGCTCCTGAGGCAATCAACGCCGGGGCAAAGGTTGTGCGCTCGCTGCGCGGCACCTCCGCCATGCCCGACGAGTTCGCGGCTGAAATGGCCGCGCGGAACGCGGCCGCTGCTAGCAATCCCGATGTGCCTCCGGGCGGCGTCCCCGCGCCGGAAGGCCCGCGCCCCTACATTGATCCGGCGATGCTACAGACGGTCAACGGCGGTCATGCCGCCGATGCGGCACCTGCGCCGCTCGACCCACAGGAGGCGGCACTAAATCGCCAGCTCTACAGCGACCTGACGGGCAAGGATTATCCCGGCGAAGGAGCGCCGACGACTGAAGAATTGCGCTCAATCGTCGCTAGGCGATCCTCGAACGGCGCTGCAGCCACGAGCGAAGAAACGCCCAACGCGCTGACCGCCGCGCTCGCACAAGCCGGGGTGGAATACGCCCATCCGCTCTATGCTGAGCCAATTCCCGTTGAGGCTCCAGCTGACACGCTGCGCTCGGCAGCAATGGCGGCAACGCCGTCGCCTTCCATTTCCAGCAGCGGTTCGCCGGATGGGACGGGGGGTGGATCAGCCGCTGCCGGTGCTACGATTCCCGAACATATCGTTGTTGGTGGTCGGAATGTCAGTCCCGACGATTTGCTGCCGCATCCGGATAATTCGGTTCGCACCCTGGAAGAGGCGAAGAAGGCGAATCCGGGCAGTATTGAAGATCTGCAGGCTCCCGACGAGTTTCAGCAACTAGGCGTTCGCACCGTCACGACTCCAAACGGCGGCAGGGTTCGCGTCCGTGGACCCCTCGACATTACACAGTCGCTGCGGCTCATGGGCGGTGTCAAGGATCAAGGCGGCGACCTAGCATCTCTGGGAATTGATAACGCGCCGCGCCGGATGCCTTTCGGCTCAAACGAACAGTTCCTCGGAAAGCTGGTCAACAACGAAAATGGAATGTCGCTTGACGATGCAGCTCTCCAGCTTTGGCATGAAGGCTATTTCCCTGAGTTTCGGAACAGGCCAACGCCTAACGATCTAATCGACAAGCTCCGCGCTGAAAGCACTGGCGCGCAGCGTTATTTTGTGCCGCATGATTTGGAGGAAGTCGCCAATTTCCACGGCGCACAGGCTGACCGGGGCCGAATAGAGCAAGCGCAAGCCGAAGGGGTGCCACTTGCGGAGCGCCGTGGCGCTCCGGCAACGCTGCCCGATCAGATTGCGAACACGCCGCCGCCTACGGCCTATAACGAAGCGACAGCGCGCGCGATGCAGGCGGCCAATGTCACGCTCGACAAGCTGGCCTCCGCGAACGGTCCTCGGGGCGCGGATATTCGCGCGGCTATGAAGTTCACCGCCGACACGTTCGGCGGCTTCGACCAGGCGAGGCGCGGGATTCAAGGCTGGAGCCAAACAGAAGAGCTGGCAAGCAAGCTCGGAATGACGCCGGAAACGCTGCTTGCCCGCGCTCAGGGCGAAGCGTTCAACGCCGAGCATATTGAGGGGGCCAACCGGCTGCTCGACGCATCGGCGGCGCGGCTGGTGAAGGCGCGGGACGCAGCGCTCAATGGCGGCGATGCCGAGAAGGCGGATTTTATCCGCACTTTCCTGCTTCACTCGGCCATTGTCGAACAGGCGTCGGCGGTCCGGGCCGAGGCCGGTCGCGCTCTCAACATTCTCCGCAAAGTCTCGAAGGCAGGATTGGCGGACTCGCAAGCGATCGCCGCAGCGGTAAAGCGGCTCGATAGTGGCGCGACCGTGGACGAGCTGGCCGGGATGGTGGGCGACCTCGCGCACGATCCGGCTAAGCTGAATACGTTTGTCCGCGATGCGATCAAGCCGACCTGGCGCGACAAGATCAGGGCGCTCTACTACTTCTCGCTGCTCAGCAATCCGGTCACGCATTTCGTCAATACGCTCGGCAACATGGGCCGCCTCGGCTTGGCCGTCGCTGGCGACTATTCGGCTGTCGGCGTCGGCGCTGCGACTGCTCCGATTGCGAAGCTGGCGGGTAAGGAGGTTGAGCGCTTCACCCTCAGCGAAGCGAACGCCCGCGCTTCGGCCCTAATCTCCGAATGGCCGAACGCCCTTCAGACGTTCGTGCGGACCATGCGAACCGGGCAATCGGCGGACGGCATGACGAAGGAAATTGGCGGCGTCCGCCAAGCTTTCGGCGGCAAGTTCGGGACGGTCATCAGCACTCCGGGGCGCTTGCTCGCAGCGGAGGATGACTTTTTCAAGGCGTTCGCCCGCAAAATGGCGCTCAACGGCCTCGCGGTCCGCGAAGTCCGCAAACAGGGACTAACTGGGAATGCCGCAACGCAACGCATTGCGGAGCTGGTGGCAAGCCCGACCGATGAAATGTTCGCCAAGTCTCAGGACTATGCGCGGTATCTAACCTTTCAGTCCGACCTCGGCAGGTTGAGCAAGCACATTCAATCCGCTTCCTCGGCGGGCCTCTGGCCGTTCATCCCGTTCGTTCGCACCCCCATGAATATCTTCAAGACGGCGGCGGAGCATTCGCCGCTGGCGCTGGCGATGCCGAAGTGGTTCTGGGCGGAAGTCCGCGCTGGTGGGGCGCAGCGGGACGCGGCGCTTGGCAAGGCGCTATTCGGGACGGCGCTTGCGACCTACATTGCGAAGGCTGCGGCGGACGGGAATATCACGGGCAACGGTCCCGCCGATCCGAACGCCCGCCGTTTGCTGATGCAGCAGGGCTGGCAGCCCTACTCATTCAAAGTCGGCGACCGCTACTATAGCTACTCGCGCATTGATCCGTTCGCCACGATCATTGGCACGGTTGCCGATGTGGTGGATAAGACGAACGGGCGGCTAACGCCAACGCAGCGCGACCAGCTTCCGGCCCTCGTAGTCGGCTCGATCATCCACAACCTCGGCAGCAAAACATGGCTCCAGGGAGTCACTGACCTAACGACCGCGCTAGACGAAATGGCGAAGGGGCAGCCCGGTTCGGGCGAGCGCTACCTCCAGCATTTCATCGCGGCGTGGATTCCCGCGCCAATCGGACAAACGGCGCGGGCGATTGATCCGGTCCAGCGCGCGACCTCGAACGACCTGCTCCAGGGCACGATTGACACGGTGAAGTCGCGCATACCGTTCGCCTCAGAAACGCTGTTGCCGCGCCGGGATATGTTCGGCGAACCTATCACTCGGGGCACCACTGGCAGCGGCGTCGGGGACTTTCTCAATCCCGTTTATACCTCGAAGCAAAAGAATGATCCGGTGGCGCAAGCGATCGCCGCAAGCGGCGCGACCATAGGGCCGCTCAATCGCAATGTCGGCGGCGTCAAGCTGAACGACAAGCAATATGATCAATACCAGCAGCTCGCGGGGCAGCTGACGCGCTTCTACATTCAGGATGTAGTCAGCGGGCCGAGCTTCCGCGCAATGTCAGGGGAAGATCGCAAGGCCGCGATCAACGACGCGAAGGACCAGGCCCGCGAAGATGCGCGGGTTTCTCTGGGCCTCGCCCCATCCGACTGACCGCCTCGAAACTGAACGATTTGCAAGCCGCCTCCGGGCGGCTTTTTCTTTGGGGGAATAGCCGTTGAGCGCTGTCCTGTTTTATCTGCCGTTCCCCTGCGCGTTCAGGTCAAATGGCGCGCCCGCACCTCAGGCCAAGGCGCATTTTTATGAAAGCGGCACGACCACTCCGCTTGCCATTTACACGACCTCCGATCTGACAACGGAACACCCGAACCCGGTTGTCGCTGACGCCGCCGGCCGATTTGCAGACATCTACCTCGACAACACGAAAACCTATCGCCTCGTCATCAACGACAAGAACGACGCCTCGCTCGGCGTTGACCTCGATCCTTATATCCCGGGCACCGCGCCGGACGCGGGTTCACTCCAGCCCTACGCCGACGCCTGCGCCGCCTCAGCCGTAGCCACAGCGGCGGATCGCACACAGACGGGCCTCGATGCCGCCACCACGACGCTGAACGCAGCCAGCGCCCTGCTCAATGCCACCAATGCAGCTGTCAGCGAAGGCAATGCCAGCGACAGCGAAACGACGGCAGCAAACTACGCTGCCAGCGCCGTGTCCTCGCTGTCTGCGATCCTGCTCGCTCTTGCCGGAACCTCGCTCGGCACCGCCACAGTTGCGGCCAGCTCGCGCGCCGTCATGCAAAACCTGGCGGCGGCATTCAGCGCGGGCATTCCTGCGGCGCTGATGGAAGGGCCGAGGGCCGGACTTTTCCTCCCGATGACTGCTGCGACCTACGCGGCAACGCTGCCGGGGCGAACGCTCGCGGCAGACATTGCGACCGACAACGCGACCCTCGACAGCTATCAGGGCAATCTCATAATCCCAATCGGCGGCGACCGCACAGGCGCTTCCGGTGCTTATGTTTATCCCTATTGGTCGCAGGACGTTTCGGGCCGCCTGTTCGGGGTCAAGGACGGGACCGATGTAAAAGCTGGACTGGAAGCTTGGGCGAACGTCGTCTGGAACCTTCCTTGCGTGTCCGCATCGTGCGCCGTCACCGGAACCGCCGCGCTTCCAACCGCCATCGGCAACACAACTCAGTGTCTGACGAAGAAGATTTTCCTCACCGCCACCATCAATGCAACCGCGACGATGGACGCGCTGCTAACGATCACGAAGCCCAACAGCATCGACCTCAATCTAACGCTGTGGGGCAGCAGCAGCTCCACGGCGGGGCAGGCGTGGGCCAGTCGCAGCGCTGGCTATGGGGTCGTCATTACGGACGCCCAGAACAGCAAGATCACGGGCAAGATTACTTGCCTCAACTTCAAGTTCTGGGGCGTGCTGATCAATGATTCGATCGGCGTCAACGGCAACAACAGCAACTATGCAACGCTTCCCTATATCCGGGGCACCAGCTGCGGAATCAGCAACGCGGCGGGCGGCACCTCCGCCATGTCCGCAACCTGGAGCCTGCCGACGCGCATCGGGAGCAGCGGGGACATCGCGCAGACCTGGAGCGCCAAGGTTACTGCCGCTCCGACTACCGATGCCGTCCTCGGGACGGTCGGCTGGCTCTATTGGGTCGCGGGCTACCCCTACGGCGTCAAGAGTATGGCCGACAATGGCGACGGCACCTCGACGCTGACCTTTTACGCACCTTGGGTTGACGATACTTCCTATGCTTCCGGGGCTGGAACGGGAACCGGCCACTACACGGTTGGCGGCGTCTGCGCTGTCCGGGGGACTGATAGCAACATCATTCCCATTGAAGCGGTGTTTGGCCTCAACTGCGGTTATGTGTTCTGGGACGGCACCGCTTACGGCGCGACCGCCCGCCGACTTAGCACTGACGGCGGTTGCGACGTTCTCTATGCCTTCGGTCGGTTCAATAACGGCTTCCATTATGGCGGAGGGTTCGACGAGCTTTACATCGAAGGCACGGCTGAAAGCGCGCAAGTGCTCTCGATCAGCCCAACCACCGCCGAACGGGTGACTATCGGACATACGACCGGGCAAGAAGTCAATTTCGCCAAGTGGTTCAAGTTCGGCCCTCGGGCCAACGCCGGGGCGGACGCCGGGTTGCTTTACAATCAAAACATGACCGAGCTGCTGACCGTTGCCGGTTACGCGGGGAAGCAGGTCGTGGCTGGCTATGGCTGCGACTTCACGGCGACTTGGGACCCGGCAAGCTGCGCGAACGGAACGCCGGTCACGACGACGCTGAGCATTCCTGCGGCGCTCGGGAAGGGGCAGCCTCTGCGAGCAAGGTTCTTGCCTGGTCTGCAGGGGCTTTTGCTGAGCGCCTATGTAAGCGACTCATCCTTTTCAACGAAATGCACGGTTACGGCGCAACTCGCCAATCCATCATCGGCGGGGGCGGTCGATCTGGCGTCGGGTTCGCTCGTCGTCACCCTGCTTCAGACTTAGCCGTCCCCTCCATCGACGCAGCAAGTTTCCCGTCCGACCGCCAATTTGAACTGTAACATCGCCCCTTGAGATCATCGGCGGCCGCAGTTTCGCTGCAGCGTGATTGCTTTCGATCAGGGCCGCAACGGCGGTTTCATAGAGCTCCAGCGCACGAGCCGGAAGGCCGGGAATGTTCGAGTAATAGTGATCCGGCCCCATAGCGGTGACGCGCTCATAACCGAGCTTGCCAAGTATCTCCCCGACTCCGGTTGTGCCGTAATCCTCAATTTGGACAAGGCAGCGGTTTTCCGTCAGCAACCTGGCCGCGCCGGCCAAGACGTTCGGCTCATGCCCCTCCACATCGACTTTGAGCGCAATCGGGGACGGCAACGGCAAGAGGCTGTCGAGCGTGACCTTTGGGACAGTAATTCGCTCCTTCGCCTTGTCCGCCGCATGTATCGAGGTTTCGAGGATCGCATTCGCGCCAGAGTAGGGCGCAACGACCGCCAAGGTGCCTGTTCCCGGTTTATCGGAAACGGCAACGTCGCGGAGTTCGACGGCGACCGCGTTCCGCTCAATGTTGCGGCGCACTTCGGCAGCGGCTTCCGGGTTGGCCTCAAAGGCGATGCAGCGCTCAAGGCCGGGGACGAGCGTTGCCGGGATGCAGTAGGTTCCGACCAGCGCGCCCACATCAATGAATGTCTTGCAGCCGATCATCTCGCAGGCGGCGAACAGGAAGAACGGTTGCAGCGGCTCATACCGCGCCGTCATTGCATTGCGGCGCTCGGATGCGGCGGACCATTCAAAGCGGTGAAGCATCTGAATCCACTTAGCCTAACGAAAGCGAGTATCCAATGCGTAAAGACTGTTCCCGGTGATGCTTCCGGCGGAATCTATCAAGGGGCACGCCCTCGACGGGACGGTTGGGGCGTGGGCGATTTGGGTTGTCGTCCACGGTGCTGCGGCCATGATTACGATGCTGACCATAGCGATCCTCGTGCTTCGCCTGCTGGTTGCTTGGCGGGACTATCGGAGGCCGCTTTGAGCCGCGTTCGCGGCCTGCCGAACGAAGGCTATCGGGAACGCAAGGCGGCGAGGGCGCGCACCCTGCAGGCGCTATACGACGGCTACGCCGCCGAACCGATCCCGCCTGAATGGCTGGACCGGCTCGACAAAGCTGCGCCTAGGTGAACACTCGGGCGCTGCTCGATCACATTGCTGCCAGGAATACGGGGATCGTCGGGGACGGCATAGCGCACGGCCTCGATACTTACTGTCCGCAATATGCGATCAACACGCATCTGAGGCTGGCGCATTTCATCGCCCAGACGTGCCATGAAACCGAAGAGTTCCGGTTCCTCCACGAGATTTGGGGACCGACACAACAGCAGCGGCGATATGAGGGGCGCGAAGACCTCGGCAATGTCCGTCCGGGCGACGGCTACATGTATCGGGGCAGGGGCATATTCGAGCTGACCGGGCGCGACAATTACGCGCGGGCCGGGAAGGCGCTCGGGCTGCCGCTGGAAGTCGAGCCTGAGCTGGCCGCTGATCCCGTCATCTCGGTTCGGATCGCCTGCCTTTACTGGCAGACGCACAACATCAACGCGGCTGCTGACGCCGACGACATAATCCGGGTCACGCGTGCCATTAATGGCGGGCTTATCGGCCTCGCTGACCGCGAAGCGTGCCTGAAGCGGGCAAAGGAATTACTGCCGTGAGCGTAAAGACCACCATCTCCTTCATCCGCGCTCGGTTGGACGAGCGCTCGACATGGCTCCTCATCGGGGCCGCAGTTACCGCCGCAGCGGGCCTGGAGTGGCCGTGGAACGCGATCATGTTTGCGGTTGGTGTGGTGGGCGCTCTCGTGCCCGATTCAGCGGTTAGGCCCTAGTAGGCAAGTCCTTCGCGGTGATCGGTCGGTTCTCGCCGCGAACATGGCTGATGCGCTCATTGAGCGCGGTCAGGGTTTCAGTGCCTAGCTCCGCCGCCCGAAGCGCCGTTTGCTCGTCGGCGTAAACGCCGGGAAGCCAACACCCATCTGCGACGACCCAAGTGCCGTCGTCAGTTTTGTAAGCCTTAGCTGCTGACATGCCCCAGCACCAGCATAATTCCCGGAGACTGTCTAATGTTCTTGCGTCCGTTCGCGGCGAGCGCCGCCGCATAAACGGGGCCGCGCCCCTACCCCCAACGACATAACCGGAGGCGTCCAATGCTCGCTTTCCTGCTCAAGCCGCTGGCGGGACCAATCGCCAGCGGCGTTGCCGTGCTGTTGCTCGGGGCGCTGATCTATGTGGGGCTTGGGAGCGTCGGCAAGAGCCGCACGATCTCGCGCCTGAACGACGAGATTAACAACCCCAAGACCGGCCTCCTGACGCGGTTGGGCGTCGAGGAGGCTGACTTGAATCAGTGCCGCGCCAACCGGATTACGCTGGAGGATGCAACCAGGCTGCAGAACGACGCGGTTGACGCCGCGCACAAGCAGGACGCCGCGCGTGAATCGCAGCTGCAGGATCTGGCCGACGACTATCAGAGGCGCGCCGCGCGAGCTGACCAGCTGGCGCAGTCCATCCTTGCGCTCAAGGGCACCGGCGACAACTGCGCGGATGCCGAGCACCTGATCAGGGAAACAGTGAAATGAGGGCGCGCCGATTTACCTGCATCGCGCTCTGCCTCGCCGCCGCCTCCTGTGCGTCTAACCAGGTGCGGCCTTCTGAACCAATCATCAAAACGGTGGTGGTCAAAGTGCCTGTTCCCGAGCCTTGTCCCGCGCTCGAAAAGCTCGGTCCCGAACCTGCGTATCCCGATACGGATGAAGCGCTGCGGAAGGCTCCGAATATCTTTGAACAGGTCAAGCTGCTGCTCGCCGGACGCGCCATGCGCGCGGTCCGTGGCGCAGCTGTAGCGGAGGCGCTTGCGATCTGCGCCGCTCCGCACGACGAAAAGAGCGCCCCAACCGGCTAGGCTGGAGCGCTCTCGTCCCGCTAGGTGCCGTGCCTAGCTTAGCCGCCGTCGCGGCGTTCACGGCCTCCCTCGATAACCCGCAGTCGCGGGGCCTCAAGCGCGTAGCGCTCCAAGTCTTGCCGAAGCATGGCTAGGGCTTGGTCGCGCCTCGCGCTCGGCGGTTGCCGCTCCAGCTTGGCTACGCACCCGCCAAGCCACTCGCGCATGAAAGCGCGCTGCGCCGGGTTCAGCCGACAAGGCGGGCGCGTCACAGCTGGCGGTCCGCGTCAATGTCCCACGGCCTTGCGGAGTAATTGAACGCAACGCGCTGGTCGGAGCGATACTCAACGCAGCTGCCAATGTCGTCCGGTTCGGCGTCGTGTTCATCCTCGGCGGGGTCGTCGTCCTCCGCGTCCTCGTTCGTCTGGAAGTGTGCCGCGCCTTGCGGGTAGGCGGGCTGCTCTTGGTCCGTCCGCTCAAGCCAAGCGGACGGCTCCGCGTCGTGGTCGGGGTCTTGGTAAGGGTAGCGGCCAACCAGCGCCCGTGATTGCGCGTCAAAGGCTGGCTCACCCTCGTTGAACGGGTCGCCTTCAAGTTCGGGGTCGCCGTCCTGCTCGTCCAGGTGGTCGATGAGGCGAGCAACAAGCCGCTCGATCACCGGGCGCGGATAGGAGGGGATGCTTTTCAGCACGGCGGAAAGAGGCAGGGCCGAAGCCCTGCTCCGGTCTGGAGCATGGGAAGCCATTTCAGCGCCTCCCGCTCAAGAGGTTGTGGAGTTCGATCGCCTCGGGGCTAGGGTTCGTGTCGCCTAGCGCCATGACGCGGAGGGTTGATCGAACCTGCCGCTTTTGATCGTCCGTCAGGACGGCCAAAACGGCTATGCCGAGTAGCAGCGCGGCGCTTGGCGCGGGCACTGTCGCGCCTTCCGGCTCAACGATGCGCTCGACATTCTCCGGCGCTGCCTCACCATCCCTGTCGAGCAACAAAAGGCTTAGATCGCCCGCCGCGTCCATGCTGCGGCAACGCCGCTTCCGGCCCTTGTTGCGTTCGGGGAAGGCTATGAGGTTGGACTGCGGTCTTGCTTCCAGCCGCCTCTGGAGCGCGCTGATAGTGCGATCACGCTCCGGCGTCGGGGGAAGGTTGGCGAGCGCTGTGATGGAGCGCTCCAGCCAAAGGCGGATGCCCGTCTCATCCGTTGGGGTGAGGGGGGCGGCCATTAGAACGCCTCTCCGCACAAGCGCCCGAACATTTTCAGGAGGCGCGGACGGTCCGCAGGCGGGACCGCCAACGGGTTGTCCAGGAGGTTTTGGAGTAGGAGCCGTGCGAGCGCCCTGTCGGCTTCGCGGGGGCTGATTGGGAAGTCACCGGCCTTTAAAACAAGGGGGGCCGTCCCCATATTATGGGTAGCCATACCGAATTGCCTTTCGGTCTATGGTCAGGCGCGGGGGTGCCGTTGGCGCGGCCCTCCGCGTCGTCTGCCGATTAGCAGACCCTCTCTCGGTAGTTAGCCCTCAAGGCTAAGTCAACCCTCAAGGCTAGATTGACGCCTGATAGCTAAGCGCGTAGGATCGCGCGCCTATGCTGACGCCTCAAACCTGCCGCGCCGGTCGAGCGCTGGTCGGCCTCAAACAGGACGAGCTGGCGGAGCGCGCCAATGTTGCACTCGCCACAGTCAAAAACTTCGAGGGTGGCCGACACGAAGCGCGCCCGAACAACCTTGCTGCGCTCCAGGCTGCTCTAGAGGCTGCTGGCGTGGTGTTCACAGCCGCCGACGATCACGGCGGGGCAGGGGTCAGGCTCAAGGTGAAGAAAGGGCGATGATGGATATTCCGCTGCGCGATGTTCAGGTCATTTGGGACTATGACGGCGACGAACCGGACGCTCCCTCGCTGCTGGTAATGGGCCATCCGAACGAGAACGGGCGCGATGCCTACGGCGCTAGCGACGACCGGAATTATCATTCCTCATGGGGTGCCTGCCTGTCGGAGTTTACGGAGGCAGACGACCTCGGGCGGCTGCTGATGCTGTTCCAGAAGTTTCAGGAGCTGGTCACTTTCGAGGGGCTGGACCCGCGCAAGGTCCACGAGGCGTCCTGCGTCATTCCCGAGTATCGCCAAGCGCTGATTGAGCGCGGGCTAGGCGCGTTCATTCCCGCCGATCTGATAGACGCCTAAACCTTCTCCGCCGCGTAGGCGGCGCAACCTTCCTCGAACGGCCAGCTGTCACCGCCGCAGTCTGACGGATCGCCGATGCCGTGCTGCTCGGCCCAAGCGTAACCGGCCTCCTGCCCGTGGCAGTTATGCTCGCAGCCGAAGCCGTGGAAGTCGTCAATCCAATCGCCATCGCGCAGCTTGTCATAGGCGGCGTAGGTCATGCCTCCCTTGATGCCGCTGGTGTCCGCGTCGGTCTGGAATAGATCGCGGTTCACGCTCGATGCGCCCGGCTCCTGTGGGCTGCTGTAGCCGAAGGGTTCTGGCTGACCGTCAAAGGTGCCATACTTGGCGAGGGCCGATCCTGCGACGATCACCAGGAGCGCGGAGCCGATTGCGAGCGCTGGCTTCATGGCTCGCCCATAGCAGAATCAGAGGAAACGGGGAATTAGGCGAATATGCGCCGTTTACTTGCAGCCCTTCGCGCGCGCGGAGCGGCCTCAAGCCGCGCAGCGACAGCGGCTCTGGATGGTCAATCTCCCCAGTTTCCCCAGTTCTCCCCAGTTGGACCGTGGAAACCGTGGACCACACTCTCCCCAGTTCCACAGTCCTTTAGGACTGGAACTGAGGAGTGGGGACACTAGTGGGGGCAAAGGGGCTTCGATCCTCGGTCCCGATTTTCCCCAGTTCATCTTGTCTCATTAGCTGCAACTGTCGTTGCACCTTACGGAGCAAGGCACTATATGCGACCTCGCGGCCCTGACCTGGCCGCTGGAGGATCGGACAATGGCAACCGGGTTCATCGCTTACTATCGCGTCTCGACCAAACGGCAGGGGCAATCGGGCCTCGGCCTCGAAGCTCAACGGGCTGCGGTCGTGGCGCATATCGGGAAGGCTCCCGATCACGAGTTCACCGAAGTCGAGTCCGGCAAGCTGTCGGATCGTCCCGAGCTGCGGAAAGCACTCGACCTCGCGGAGCTGACCGGCGCAACGCTGGTGGTCGCCAAGCTCGACCGGCTCTCGCGCAATGCCGCGTTCCTGCTGACGCTGCGGGACAAGTCGAAGGTTCCGATCCTGTTCGCCGATATGCCGCAAGCGGATCGCCTCACAATCGGCGTCATGGCGATGCTGGCCGAATGGGAGCGCGAACAGATAGGCGCACGGACCAAAGCCGCCCTCGCCGCCGCCAAGGCGCGTGGGACGGTCCTCGGCGGCGACAGGGGCAACCTTGGCGCTGTCAGGGCCGCAGGGACGCGCCACAGCGCTCAACGGCGCTCCGACGCGGCCAAGCGCCGTGCCGAGCTTGTCAGGCCCCATATCGAAGCTGCGCGGGCCGCAGGGTATTCGACCACCAGGGCGATTGCCGCCTATCTCAACGGGAAGGGTATTCGGACCGTTCGCGGTTCCGAGTGGCGGTCAGGTTCGGTCGGTCGGCTGCTCGCCAGCCTCTAGGCTCATGCCGCCTCCAGCCCTCTGTTGCCGCGCGAATGTCGGCAAGCATTGCGGCACTGACGACGAAGTAGAGGAATCCGTCCGCTTCTCCGACGAAACCGTGCTGTGCTTCCGGCCACAGGGCTAGTGCGCTGCTCGCATGGTTCAGCAGGTCTCGCTTCACGGCTTGGCTCCCGGCAGGAGCCGCGCCAGTATCTCCCGCCCGCAGTAGGACAGGTAGGACGCGCCGCCTCTGCTCCAGCATTCCTGCACGATCCTCACCGCGTCCCTGACGCCGCGCTCGTAATCGTCGTTTGCAGCTGGCTTCATCGCAAGATCATCCATGTAACCGGCCAGCATCCGCTCCTGCAGCTTGCGCCCCTCGGTCCGGTGCCACTGTTGCAGCTTCTGTAGCCTCCGCCCGCTCTCCAGGATGTAGCGTTCCTGCCGCTCGCTCATACCTTGACGCCCTCACCTATCGCTCGGCCTCGAATGCTTCGGATTGCGTCCTGCACCGTCAGTCCCCCACGGGCCTGCGCGCCATAGCGGAGCAACCCGCCGCCGCGCATGAAGCCAACGGTGATGAACAGTCCGCCGCCGTCCATCTGCTTGCAAGTCACCTTGGCCGCAGAGGGGAAGGCGGAGCGCACCTGCGCCAGTGCGAACGATGTGGCCTTGTCGTGGATCATCCGATGCTTGCTCCGTTGTTCGTGGGGTAGGACAGCCCGGAGCAACCGGCGCGCAAGCAAGCGTCCCTCGCTCGCCTCCCCGCCCGTGTCGCGGTCACTCCGCCAAGGATCGACAGGACGGCGGCGAACAGCATTATCCCGACACTCATCATGGCCGCCCCGTCATGCGCCATGCGGTCACACAGGCGTCGGCCCATATCCCGACTGCAGGGACGTAGAGCGCCGGACCCGGAGCGCTCAACATTGTGTCCAGCGTCTGCCAATAGAGCCGGAAGGCGAGCGGCGTTGCGAGGATCGCCCGCCTTACCGCAGCCACGGTTGCCAACCGACGATCATCCCGTGGAAGTGCCAGCCGCTCCAGCGGGTGGTGCGGTATTGAACGATCAGCCGCCATGTCACCGGCCCAATCCGCCAGCCAAGGCTTTCAGCCCCGCAATCGCATAGGTGAGGGTCACAATGTCGGACCGCCTTGCCCCATCACCGTATGGCCGATCCGACGCCTCTCCGCGCTCGATCTTGGCGGAGCGGCGGCTGTTTATGCAGCGGTCCAACCACGGCGGCCCCTCCAGAAACCAAATGTCGTCAACACACAGGGCTTGAACCGAGCGCCTGACCTGATGCCCTGTGGCGGTCAGGATGTTGTCGAAGTGGGCGAAGCGCGCGGCGTCCTTGCCGGTCAGCTCGGCCATGCGGAACTTGTAGCGGACATTTGGCCGACCGATCCGCTCGTCGTAACCGCATTGAGCGGTTCCGAGCGATTGCAGGTCCATCCAGTAGAGCGAGCCGTATTCCCGGCCAAGGTCGCGCAACACAGCTGCGTCGATGCCGTGTCCGTCCAGCAAGCCCTCGAACCATGCCCGACCTATGGGATCTCGGCGCTCGGCGGCATGGGGTGCCCGCGCAGCCTTGTTCAGCAGCACTTCGGCCTCGTCCCTTACGGCCTTGAATAGCGCGGCCCGCTCCTCTGACTCTGTGCGGAGCCTCTTCGCCTTGGGGAGCGTTATTTGCTCCTGCTCCAGCAGCTTCTCCGGTGGAGTGTTAACGAGCATTTCCAGCCGCACCCTGTCGGCAATGCTCAGGAACGCTCGGGCGCTCTTTGCCCGCGCCTGAATTGGCCCCTTGTCTATTGCGGCCCTGCGCCGCCCGTCCCGTCCCGCCATGTAGTCCCTCCCGCCGCTTACTTCGCCTGGTCGCCGAGCCTCTTGCAGATTGACCGGAACAGCCCTTCTCCGATCTCTGGCGGCACGCCGGCCGCCGCCGATGCGGAAACGATGCAGCCGCTTTCCGACAGCGCCTCAGCGAACCTGTCGCAAAGGCTGATACCCTGCGTGTTGGCCCGCAGAATGTAGAATCCGCTCGTGTGTGCGTTCATGGCTTCCCCCGCCTTTGATCAGCCGTTCGGCCTCACGGTGTAGGTTCCGGGCTGGACTCGCTTGCCGACGACAACGAACTCGCGCTCGTTGCCCTTGTTGTCCTTGGCCTCGGCTATCTCGAAAGCGCCGTTGGCGAGCCAAGCGGCAAAAATCTTCTTGGCGCGTTGCTTGTCGGCCCTGCTCTCGCGGTCACCGTCTAGCACGTCGATTATGAGCTTGCCGACCCAGCGGGTTGCCCGGAGGTCGTGGCGAACGCCGCCGTCCTCCTTGCTCTTGACCGCAACCATTTCCTGAACGCGGACAAGATGCTCGGTGGTCACGCCGTCGAACACATCGGGCGCGTTCCACGGGACGACGACGCCGATGCTGTCGCCGTTGGCGAGCTGAACGGATTCGATCTTGAACCACTCACTCTCGTCGGCGGGCGGGGCACGGTTGTTCTTGTCGTCGTAAACCCGGAAGTAGCGGCGGCGCTCCTCGCCGGGGATGTTCCAGCCCTCGGCTTGCTCCTTGTCCATGCGGTTCATAGTCAGGACCGAACGGCAGGCGGCGGTCAGCGCGACCGCTCCGCGCGCCGAATTGGCGTCAACCTCTCCGGCCCGGGCCTTGGCGACATGGTGCGCAATGCAAATAGCCGCATTAGACGCGCTGGCGATGCGCCCGAGCGCCTTAACAATGGCGTCGATCGCCATGTTGTCGTTCTCGTCAACGCCGTGCAGCGATACGAACGGGTCCAAGTCTAGGTAGTCAATCTTGGCGTCGATCAGTGCCTTTGCGAGCGCTTCGATGGTTGTCTCGTCAACGGCCACACCGCCGCGCAACTGGTCCATCCTCGCCAGTTTCAGCAGCGCCCCGTCCATTGCGCTGTCCACGAAAAGACGGTCGCCAAGCTCGTCCTGTGTCAGGCCGAAGTGCTGGCACGCCGCCTGGATGGAGCGGGTCTGCTCCTCCATGTTGTCCTCGTGGTTCCAAAGCCAAACCCGCTTCGGCCCGTGATGGATGGTCTTTCCGAGAAGAGGCTTCCCACTTGCCAGCGCCAGCGCCCGCCCGACCTTGTAAGTGGTCTTGCCCGCCGCTCCAGGCGCGATCACCGCGCTGACATGCTTGCGCTGCAGTTCGTAGCCATACAGGAAGTCGCGCTTCGGGATCGTCGCCGGGTCGCGCCATGTGTAAGCGCTCGGCAGAATTACCAGCGGCTCCGCCTCAACGGCTCTTAGCGGAACCGCGTCGTCTATGCGCTGCGCAACGCTCATATTGTGCGCCTCCGCAGCTCGTCGTTCCAATCGCGATATTCCGGTGACGGGAAGATCGCGCGGACCTCAAGCCCGCGCTCGATGTAGGCAGTTGCTGCGGCGTCGGCGGCAGCTCTCCCTGGCGCGTCGTTCTGTCCGGCGATGATGACGCTGCGGACCTCAGGCGGGAATCCGATGAAGGGTAACAGGCCGGTGCCGCACGAAACGAACACGGGCGTTTCGGGGTGCATCTGCCTGATGCTCAACCCGTCCTCTGGCCCCTCGGTCACGATTACTTCGGGCTGCAGCTTGTCGAGCCGCAGCGCGGAGCCTCTGATGCGGCCAAGGGTGAGCTTCACCGCAGCCTTGTCGGGATGCTCTCCGTCAACGAAGATACGCTGAACGCCGGTAAGCTGGCCCGCTCCGTCCTGACAGGCGCAAAGCAGGGCAGGGCGCTTGCGGCCCCATTCGCCCGTTTCGATGTTGCGCCATGACGGGACCATTGCGAAGCGGATGGTTCCGGCAAAGCGCGGCATGGCGGTAATGCCCCGCGCGCGAAGATAGGCTTCGCCCTGCGTTCCCTCCACCTGTCCCGCCTCGGCGAAGAAGGCGACTGCCTGTTTTCGGTTCTCGTCGTCGGCGGCGGCCTGATGCTCCAGCCGCCGCGCCCGTTCGGCCTCGCTGATCGTCGGAAGGTCGGACGCTCCAAGGTAGCGCAGCGCCGCCATGAAACCGACATTCTCACGCTCCATGATGAAGCGGATGTGGTCGCCCTGCGCGCCGCAGCCGAAGCAATAGTAAGTGCCCTTGCTGTCGTTGACGCGGAAGGAAGGGGTTCGCTCCTTGTGGAACGGACAAAGGCCGACCAATTCTCTTGGTCCGGCCCGCTTTAGATCGGTGTAGCGACCTATCAGGTCGCTGATGTTGTGCCGCGCACGGGTTTCCTCGACCAACCGCTGAAACTCGGCATCCCGCTCATGCCTCGTCGTCCGGCGGTCGGCGCAAGCCACCCCCCCTTTGTCATTCATCGCGTCGGTAGAACCTCCGTGGGCTGGAGTCGGATATACGCCGCGCGGAAGTCGCGTTCGGCCCGCGCCATTGCTTCAAGGTGGCAACGGTCAGCGAGCAGTAGCGGGTTGGCTACGGCTGCTAGTGTGAGATTGCGGTGGCGCTCCCATAAGGAGTCCACCGTCTTTTCGGTGACTGCGAAGGAGGGTCCGGCGTCCAAGTTACGCGGCCTGAGCCCGTTCTTGCGGCTCGCACTCTATCCCTAGCAGCTTGTCGAGGTCGCGCTTCCGCGCCCAAACCTCAGTGCCCTTGTCGCCTAAGCGCGTGACCGGGATTTTTTCCGCCTCGATCATGCGATAAACCGCTGCTCGGCTCACAGGCTGTCCGCCGATCATAAGCGAGTTGAGATAGTCGGCGATCGCTTGCGCTCCGCGCAGCAGTCCGTCGCTCGCAAGTTGCATCGGCAGTTGGTCCCTCGTTCCTGTATTCACGGATGCACACGGTATGCTGCGCGCCTTCGCGCTTGTCAATGATCCCGTAAGCGTATACGAATACGGCAACCGGGTTTTCTGGGGAAAAAGTGGAAGATGGCCGCGCCCACTAAGGGGGAAGAGGCGAAGCGCCGCATCATAACGATGCGCGTCACCAACGCCGCGTATGACAGAATCGCCGCTGCCGCTGAGGCAAGCGGGCGTTCGGTATCACAGGAGATTGAGTCGCGCCTGGAGCTGTCGTTTCAGGAAGAGCGAATTATGGGCGGAGGATCTACGGCGCTGCTGGCGAAGCTGATCGCGGGCACAATCGGCCTTATAGAAGTCGAGACTGGGCGCGAATGGACCAGCGACCGAATGACTTGGGAGGCGGCGAACGCCGCCGTCCAACGGATAGTGAGTTGGTTTCAGCCGAACATGGACTTCGACATTTGGGACCGTCACCGGGAAACGATGTTTCAGTTTATGGATGCCGTGTGGCGCGTCGATGAAGCGCGGCGCGAAATTGAGGGGCTACAGACTGCCTATCCAAATCCCGACTTCATGCCGGACGAAGCCCGCGCGCTGCTCGATAAGGCTAGAGAGGAATATCCCGTCGCGTTGGAAGAGGCCAAGCGCCGCGCCAAATCAGTCTTTAATGGGCCGGTGCGGGAACAGCGGGAACGAAACAGGGAGGCGATCAAGCTCGGTCGCCAGATTGCCGGAGAACGCCGGGGCAAGGGGCATGGGAGCGCCGTGATCGCGGGAATCATTCGCATGTATTGGAACAGTGGAGCGTTTGAACCGCTGCCCGGACTGCGGGACGCCGCCGATGTTTCGGACGACGAACTTATGGAGTGCATTCGAGCCTTGGCTGGCGAACCTCCCGACGATCCAGACTTGACCATTTTGCGCTCCAAACGGACTTACGGAGATTACGAGAAGGCTGGCGACTTTGGCGACCATCAAGAAGCGTAGCTGGACCACCGGCAAGGGCGAGCGCCGCGAAGCGTGGCTGCTGCGCTACACCGATTCGGCTGGCAAGCGCCGTGCGAAGCAATTCCCCAAGAAAGGCGATGCCGAAGCGTATCGCATCAAGTCGGGATGGGAGATTGCACATGGCGTCCACACGCCGGACTCTGCGAGCATTACCGTTGGCGATGCTGCCGACCTGTGGCTGGATGCCGCGCGCAGGCCAAGCCGCCGCCGCTCCAGCCCCGCCGAACGCTCCACGATCAAGTCCTATGAGGAAATTGCGCGGCTTCATATCAAGCCGCTGCTCGGCTCCGAAAAGCTCTCGAAGCTGACGCTGCCAGCTGTCGAGGCTTATGTTGACGCGCTGCTCGCAACGCGGTCACAGGCAATGGCCGGCAAGGCCGTTCGCGCCCTCAGTTCAATCATTACCGAAGCGCAGCGGCGCGGCCTTGTAGCGCAGAATGTCGCCAAGGGCGTCAAGGTTGTTCGCGCGAAGCGGGACAAGAAGAAGATAGTCGTTCCGCCGAAGTCCGATGTGCGGGCGATGCTCGAAATGGCGGAGGCTCGCTTTCCAGACTTTCATCCCAGGTTGCTCACCGTGGCGTTTACTGGGCTGCGGTCGTCCGAAATGCGCGGGCTTCGACGCTGCGATGTGGACTTGAAGGCGGGCGAGATAGCAGTCTGCCAGCGCGCCGATCAGTGGGGCGTCATCGGCCCTCCGAAGTCGCAAGCGGGACAGCGCACTATCCCGATCCCGCCGCTGCTGGTGTCGGTCCTTCGCGCGTGGATGCTTCGCGCGCCGCATTCTCCTCTTGGGCTGCTCTTCCCGAACAGCGAGGGCGGGGTGCTGCTGCACTCGAACATGCTCAATCGGGAATACTGGCCGCTCCAGCTAGCGGCGGGCCTGACCGCCGACAGCGGCAGGCGCGACGGGGACGGACGCCCGATCCTGCGCGCCAAGTATGACTTCCACTCCCTGAGACACTTTGCCGCCTCGGCGTGGATCAAGCAGAAGGTCGACCTGAAACGGCTGACAACCTGGTTGGGCCATGCCAGCGTTCAGACGACGCTCGACATTTACGGGCACCTGATCCGCGACGAGCTCGGCGATGCGGCGCTCGTCGCCGCAGCGCAAGCGGAGCTGCTGGCCTAAGTATTCCAAACGGGAAGAGTTTGCCACACAAATGGCACACGGGAGCGCGAAAATCGCAGTTTCCTGCGGGGTGACAGCGGAATCATAATCCGCGTGTCGGGGGTTCAAGTCCCTCCTCCGCTACCAAGCGAAAATGTTGGAAAACCGCCGTTTTGTCCCGCAAGGTGCGGAACAATGCAGTTCTCGTTTGTTCGCGTTTATTTTCGCAGTTTTCCGGCCTTTCGTGAATGTCGCCTCTTTGTCCGTGGCACATGAATGGCACACGGCGGCCCAAATAAAGTTAGCCCTGAGGGTTGACTTTTCGGCGGCGGTATGATAGTCTTTGGCAAGATTGGATATTTGCGTTCAGGCCGTCCGTATGGGCGGCCTTTTCTGTATCTGGCCGCGTGTAGGAACGGGCGGCTGGATGTGCCGCTGATCGTCGCAGTTGGCACAACCTTGGCGCGGCGGTTCGGAAGATCGCTCCCCGCAAGCCTGTCCGGTTTGGTTGGGCGGACATTGGGCTGCCGGTGACTGAGGCCGTGGTTATGCCATTGGCCACGCCCTTCCGCGACCCGGCCCGTCGCGCCTTTTTTTAGTTTCGGGCCTCGGCCCGCACCCGCTCGTTCACCTAGCAAGGCGAGCATCCAAAAGCGTAGCGCCTCTTCGCGGTCGCAACGGGCGGGATAATTCCAGGAGCGCCCCTTATGCCACGCAAAGCGAAAGCCGAGCCGGAAGGCGAAAAGCGCGGGCGCGGACAGCCGACGAAATACCGGCCCGAATACTGCGAGCAGGTCATCGCATGGGGCAAGGAAGGCAAGTCAATCGCTCAAATGGCTGCGGAGCTTGGCGTTTCCTACAACAGCGTTCTGGTAAACTGGCCGAAGCAGCATCCCGAGTTCAGGGAAGCGATGGAGCTGTGGGAAGTCCACGCTCAGGCGTTCTGGGAAGAGAAGATCCCCGCCAATCTCACCAATCGCGAGTTTCAGGCGCATCTTTATCTCCGCTCCATGGCTGCGCGGTTCCCGAAGCACTGGCGCGAATCGACGCGGAGCGAGCTGACCGGCCCGAATGGCGAGCCGCTTAACCCGCCGGCCAAGTTGCCGGATGTGTCCTACCTTACTGAGGATCAGCTGGCGGTGCTCGCCACGATCCGCCTCAGGGACGGTGAAGACGATCAGGAGATGGTGCGGCATTGACCGCAGTTGACGCTGCGGTCGTCGAGGCCGCGCGCTGCGAGCTGGCGAGGCGCAGCTTTCCCCGTTTCGCGTGCATGGTCGATATTCCGACCCTGCCGCCCGATGATGAAGATTTAGGCGAGGACGATCCGTTTCCTGTTCGTCGGCTGGATGCCGGGTTGGCGGCGCATCATGCGCTGCTGTGCCAGAAGCTTCAGGAAGTCGAGGCGGGGGCGCTTGACAACCTTATGGTGCTGATGCCTCCGGGTTCGGCAAAGTCCACTTACGTTGATGTTGTTTTCGTGCCGTGGTTTATGGCGAAGCGGAAGCGCCGCCATGTAATCCTGGCGAGCTACGCGAGCGACATTGCACAGAAACAGGGCCGCCGTGCTCGCCAGCTGATTAAGTCGCCGTCGTTCCAGAACCTGATGGGTGGCATTTCGCTGACGGCCGATCACAAGGCCGCCGACGAATGGAGCCTGACGAACGGTTCCGAGTATATGTCGGGCGGCTTGCTGTCGGGTCTCACCGGCAACCGCGCAGCGCTCGGCATTCTGGACGATCCCATTCGCGGACGCGAGGCGGCGGAAAGCCAAACGATCCGCAATAAGACTTGGGACGCCTATCAGGACGATTTTTGCTCGCGCCTTATTCCGGGCGCTCCGCAGATTATGATTCTCACCCGCTGGCACGAAGATGATCCAGCGGGCCGCATTCTTCCCGAAAAGTGGGACGGCGAATCCGGCTGGATGGACGGGCGCGACGGGCGGTGTTGGTTTGTTATCTGCCTTCCCGCGCTGTGCGACCGGGACGACGATCCGCTAGGCCGCGAGATTGGGGAAAGCCTCTGGCCGGAATGGTTCGGAGGCAAAACCGGCGATCCGATGGATCACTGGCGTCCGTTCCAGCGCGACCACCGCGCATGGACCAGCCTCTACCAGCAAAAGCCCTCGCCAGAGGACGGCACATTCTTTCAGAAGGCATGGCTCCCCTCTTGGGCTGAGAGGCCGAAGCATCTCCGCATCTACGGGACCAGCGATTACGCAGTCTCGGAAGGCAAGGGCGATTACACCGTCCATCGCGTGTGGGGAGTCGATGCCGACGACAACCTTTACCGGTTAGACGGCTGGCGCGGACAGACGGCCTCCGATCAGTGGATTGACCGCAAGCTGGACCTGATTCAGCTGCACAAGCCGCTGGCTTGGTTTGGCGAGTCCGGTGTCATCCAGAAGGCGATTGAGCCTGCCCTTCGCAAGCGGATGACTGAACGCTCGATCTATTGTCGCCTCGAATGGCTCCCGAGCATCGCGGACAAAGCATCGCGGGCGCGGGGCTTTCAAGCCCGCGCGGCGATGGGGAAGGTCTTTTTCGAGCCTGACGCCGATCTGGCGGAGTTCATGGCGTTCCCCGCCGGTAAGAATGACGACGATGTGGACACCGCGTCGTTGATTGGTCGGGCGCTGGATCAGGCGCACCCGGCAATCGTCCCCGCAGGCAAGCGCAAGGCTGACGATGACGATTACGGACTCGTTGAGCCGGACGAGGACGACTGGAAAACTATCTGATCGCGGGGGTTCCGATGATCTGGTGGAAGCCGATCAGCGACTGCTTCGCGGCGGTCGGCTCCTGGGACAAGCGCCCCGGTTTTGAAACGCGCGGTTTGGCATCGCAGCTGATGCGGGCGCGATTCCCGAGCTTCGGCAGCGCGACCATTCCGGCGAACGACCGCGACTCAATCAAATGGTAAGGGGAGGGTTGATTGGCTGACGACAACGCCTCTCCACAGGACCAACACGCTCTTTATGTTCGCCAATTCGAGGAGGCCGAACAAGCGGGGCTTACGGGCCGCCGCGAATCCGAGAAGGCCCGCGATTATTTCGATGGGCGGCAATTCACCGCCGCCGAGGAAAAGCGGCTCCGCCGCCGCAAGCAGCCCATCACGCCGATCAACCTTGTGCGCTCCAAGATTGAAGCGTGCTGCGGGCTGGAGCGGCAGACGCGCACCGATCCGAAAGCCTATTCGCGCGTCCCGTCGAAAGAGGATGACGCCAACGCCGTCACCGACGCGCTGCGCTATGTCAGCGATGATCAGGACATCGACATCAAGAAGTCCGCCGTTTTCCAGAACATGCTGGTTGAAGGGTTCGGCGGGATTGAGTGCACCGTAAAGCAGCTCCGCAATGGCGTTGTGGATCCGTATGTTGTCCAGATCGAGTGGGAGCGCCTCTACTACGATCCGCACTCCGCGCGCCTCGATTTTTCGGACGCTGCCTATAAAGGCTACGTCACCTGGATGGACGCCGATCAGGCGAAGCTGCGCTGGCCCGAAGCGGCGGCGATTATCGACAGCACAATGTCGAAATGCACCTCCGGCACATGGGACAATTACGACGACAAGCCGAAGTGGTCCTATTGGTCGGACTCGAAGCGCAACCGCGTTCGGATCAACACCCATTACCACCTTGTTGAGGGGGTGTGGCACCGCTGCGTTTTCACGCTCGCTGGCGAGCTGGAGCCGTCCGCGCCCTCGATGTTTCTGGATGAAGAGGGCAATCCAGAGTGCCCGCTGATTATGCAGTCGGCCTATGTCGATCGGGACAACGACCGCTACGGGATCATGCGCGACATGATCCCGATTCAGGATGGGATTAACAAGCGCCATTCAAAGGCGCTCCACGCGTTGAGCAATACGCGGGTCCGGGCCTCGCGCACGGTCGGGACGGACAAGAATGTAATCCGCGAGGAAATGGCCCGCGCTGATGGCGTCATCTTCGCGGAAAACGGAGAAATTCAGGAGCTTGGTAACGGGGCAGAGTTTTCCGGCCAGCTTGCGCTCCTTCAGGAGCTACAGGCGCAGCTGAAGGGCAACATTGGCCCGAACGCCTACCTCTCCGGCAAACAGGGCGGCGATCAGTCGGGCAAGGCCATTCTCGCGCAGCAGCAGGCGGGGATGACTGAGCTAACCCCGATGCTCGACGGATTGCGCCACCTGACGCTGCGGCTCTACCGGCAGATTTGGAACCGCATTCGCCAGTTCTGGACCGCCGAGCGGTGGATCAGGGTCACTGACGACGAAAAGAATGTCCGCTTTGTCGGGCTGAATACACCGCCCGAACTTTCGCCGCAGCAGGCTCAGATTGGCGCGATGAAGGTTCAGGCGGCGGTCGCTCAGGGCATAATCGACCAGGCGACGGCGCAGCAATACCTCCAGCAGATTCAGTCCATGGCGTCGGTCGGCAACCATCTGGCCGAGCTGGATGTGGATGTTGATATTGATGAGGTTCAGGACACGCCGACGCTCCAGCTGGAGCAATACAACGACCTTATGCAGCTACTCAGCAGCTCGGTTCTGCCGATGACGCCGCCGATGATCCGGCTGGTGATTCAGGCCTCGACCCTCCGCAACAAGGACAAGCTGCTCGACATCGTTGATCAGATGGAGAAGCAGGCGCAGCAGCCCAACCCTGCGAACGAAATAGCGATGCGGGAGAAGCAGGCCGGTGTCACCGCCAAGCAGGCGGGGGCGATCAAGGATCAGGCCGACGCTCGGCTCGCCACGGCGCGCGCGATGCAGATTGGGATGAGCATTGGCGGTCCACCGCCCATCCATCCGGCCTTCGGAGGTTGAAGGATCACTTAGCGGAAGTGCGGCGCGAACTGCGCGCCGCCTTCCCTGACGCAATTAGCGCGGACGCTGCCGTTTTCGACGGCGGCACGCGAATAGGGATTGGCGTCCGGTTCGCCGGATGGTGCGCTGGCGAGTGGGTCCGGTCGGCAGACGATCTGCCGGCAGCCCTCGCCAAGCTGCGCGCGAAAGTCACTCAACGAAATTCAGCGCCTCGGCGCTCAATGCCCGTCTCCGGGGCCAATCGGGAGCAAGAAGCCTGTCTCCGGGGCAATGCGGGAGTTTCGGGTCACCGCCGTAACGGGTGAGGAAGAGGGTTTATGGACAAGGAACTCGATGACATTCTGAACGGTAGCGATGAAGCTCCGGTGGAAGCGGCAAGTGCGCCGCCAGCTGCGGAGCCTCAAGAGCCGGTGGTCGTGGAAGATGGGGGGGCGCAAGGCCGAACCTACAACCGCGACGAAGCGGGCAAATTCGCTTCCAAGGGCGAACCTCAACAGCCCGCCGTCGAAGGCGGAGCCGAGGATGATGCGCCGCCTGCATCCGAGGATGAAAAGGGACCGATTCCAGTAGCAGCCCTCCAGAAGGAACGGACGAGAAGGCAGACCGCTGAAGAGCAAAGGCTAGCGGCAGAGGGGCGCGCAAACGCGCTGGCGGAGCGGCTTCGGCAGCTCCAGGCGCAGATGCAACCTCCTCCGCAAGCGCAAGTGCAGCAGCCGAAAGCGCCGGAGCCGCCAAACCGCTGGGATGACCCTGAGGGGTATGATCAGTGGCTGGTGACCCGCGCCGCCGAAGCTGCGCGCACCGAAGCTATGCGAACCTTTGAATATCAGCGCATCGCCGGTTCAGCTCAGCAGTTCGCAAGCCAAATGCCGGATTACATCGAGAAAGTCGGTGTGTTCGAGCAGATGGTCAACGCGAACCCGGCTTTGCTGGACCAGATGCACAATTCGCCTAACCCCGCGAAGTTCGCTTACGACACCGCGAAAATCCAGCTGGAGATCGCCCAACATGGGGGGATCGAAGGCGTGATCAATGCGCGTGTTCAGGAGGCTCTGAGGGGGCAGGCTCCAGCAGCGGAAACCCAAGCTCAAACCATTCCTGCAACACTTGCTGACGCTCAGAGCGCAAGAGGCTCTGGCGGCAGCTATAAGCCGCCGTCTCTGGATGAACTCCTGAGATAGCTTTCCTCATCCGCCCCTTCGGGGGCCAGAAGGACATTTAACACCATGGCACAGACTGCCGCCGCTACCGGACTGACTCCCCAGCAATGGGACGATCAGTTTTTCGCAGAATACATCCGCAACAACCCGTTCAAACCCTACATGGGCACGGGCGAAACCGACATTATCCAGGTCAAGCGCGACCTCAGCAAGAAGAAGGGCGACAGCCTGACTTATGCGCTGGTCAACCGCTTCACCGGGTCGGCCAATGACGGCACATCCAAGCTCGAAGGCAACGAAGAGGCGGGCAAGAGCCGGTCTCACAAGCTGACCGTCGCGCTTCGCCGCAACGCCTTCTCGACGACCGAGATGGACGAGCAGAAGTCGGCAATCGACATCCGCAACGCCTTCAAGGCGCAGATGAAGCTGTGGGCCGCCGAGCAGGACATTGCTCGCGTCGTCACTCAGCTCTACTCGATCGACGGCGTTGCTTATGCGTCGGCCACGGAAACGCAGAAGGACACTTGGCTGGCGAACAACGCCGACCGCGTTCTCTTCGGCGCGTCCAAGTCGAACAACTCGTCCAATGACCACTCGGCCTCGCTGCTCAATGTTGACGGCACCGCCGACAAGCTGACCGCCGCGTCTCTGTCGCTGATGAAGCGCATTGCACTGTCGGCCAGCCCGAAGGTCATGCCGGTAATGGACAGCGGCAACAACAAGCGCCGCTTCATCGTGTTCGCGCATCCGCTCTGCTTCCGCGATCTGAAAAACGATCCGGTCATCACGCAGGCTCAGCGCGAGGTGAATCTTGCCGAAGAGAACAGCCGCCTCTTCCAGGGTGGCGACCTTCTCTATGACGGCATGATCATCCACGAAGTCGATGACATGACGACGCTTACCGGCGTCGGCGCTGGCGGCATTGATGTCGGCGGCGTGTTCCTGTGCGGCGCTCAGGCCCTCGGCCTCGGCATCGCTCTTCCGTGGCAGACCCGCGAGAAGAAGGAGGACGACTACGGTAACGAACAGGGCATCGGCATCGTCACGATTGACGGGCTGAACAAGCTCACGTTCGGCACGGGCACCAACGACACCGACACTCCGAAGCAGCATGGTGTTGTCACCGGCTACTTCGCGGCGGTTGCGGACGCCTAATGAATTGAGGGGCGCGGCCAAACGCTGCGCCCCTCTTTCTTCCTCTCTTCCGGGATAAAAGCCAATGTCTCTCACTCTCCAGCAGGATGTGAAGGCCGACGGGATGAATCAGGGCGATCTTTACGCCGTGGTTTCCAATCTCGTCGACGCCGTGAACGCCCTCATCTCCGACCACAACACGCTCCGCACCAAGCTCAATGCCGACGCGGGCGTGACCGATACCAATTACGCCGCCTCGACCGCTTCAACCGTGAAGCTGACGAAGGGCTGACTCTAGCGGGGCTTCGGCCCCGCTTTTTTCTTTTCGGGGGAGGGGCGAATGTCGGCAACCTGTCTCGATATTGTCACCTATGCGATGCGCCAAGCGCGTCTCATTGGTCCCGGCAGAACGCCGAAGGGCGCTGAGGCCGATGAAGGCATGGTGGCGCTGCAATCGTTCTATGACGAGCTGCGAACGAACGCCATGTTCGGGCGGCTCAAGGACACTTACCTGACCGCCGACGCGACAGCCCAGGAGGGCCGCCGCTACCGCCTTGCGGCGGGGGTCACGCTCACTGACGCGACCAGCGATTATACCCCCGATAGTTGCGACGATTACGGTTACAGTTCCGATTGCTGCGACTACGGCTCGGGCGGCGTTGGGGCTATGCGCGAGCCGCGCGACCTCGCGCTTTATGAAGTGGTCCACAGCGACGGAACGCAGTTCGTCAAACTCTACGACCGGACGCAATGGGTCGATCTTCTCGACCTCACGCTGGAGGACATTGCGCCACTGTCGGGGCGCAGCGCTTACGGCCTAGCCGCCGCGCTATGCGTGTCGGGCGCTTTCGTGTCCGTCTTTGGTGGCGAACCATCGGCAACGGTCGTCGCGCTTGCCAATCGGTTCCTCGGCAGCCTTTCGGCCAAATACGGATCGTCGCACCCGCCGGATCATAGCTACGGGGAGTATATGTAGCCGTGCCGTCCATCGCTTACGGCACTGGCGCATATCGCCGCACGAACGGCAATTTCCCTGAGCTGAAACTAATCAACATGTATGTTGAGAAGTCGGAAACTTCGGAGAACAAGATCGCGCTGCTGTCGCGCCCCGGTCTCGGGGAGCTGGTGGTAAATGGAAGCGGTCCGATCAACGCCCTCCTCTCGAAGAAGGGGACGCTGAACGGGGACGTTTTCTCGATCTCCGGCTCGGCGCTGTATCGTGGAACCTCAGCGGTCGCGTCGGGCACGATTGCCGGAACCGGTCCCGCCTCGATGGACGGGAATGCGACCGAGCTGCTGATCACGCGCGGCTCGACAATGCGGAGCTATGTGGACACAGGGACGCCGGGAATCGCCAATGTGGCGTTCCCGGACGGATCTGCGGTCAGGGCGGTGTGTTTCATCGGCTCACTGTTCGTCGCCGTCAGGGGCGACACGCAATTCCCGGGCCGCTTCTATTGGTCCGACCTGCTCGACGGGCGGACTTGGGATGCTCTCAATTACGCAACCGCCGAGCGCGAATCCGACGCTCTTTTGGACATTGCGCCTCTAGGCGACAATGTCTGGCTGTTCGGCGCTCAGACGATTGAGGCGTGGTCGCACACCGGGGCCGCCGACCTTCCGTTCACGAGACTTGAAAACGTCGCCTTCGACAAGGGCATTATGGCGACGGGCTGCGTTGCAAAGGCTGACAACGGACTTTTCTTCGTCGGCTCCAACCGCAGCGTCTATCGTGTTTCCGATGTGCCGCAGCGCATCTCTGACCATGCGATCGAAGAGCGCATTTTGGCGTCGGCCACGGCCAAACTCTTCACCTTTCAGCATGAGGGGCACGAGTTTGTCGTCCTGCGGCTCGATACCGAAACGCTCGCCTATGATTGCGCCACCCAAGAGTGGTGCGAGATGCAAAGCTCGGGCGGTCAGTGGATCGTTTCCTGCGCCTGCATGGTGGATGATGTGGCCTACCTCGGCCACTCCTCAACCGGCCAGATTATGGGCTGGTCGGAATGGGACGACCTCGGGCAGCCGCTGGAGCGGCGCTTTACCGCCGCTCAGCAGCTCGACGCGCCTTATTCGATCAACAGCGTGAAGCTCTGGGTGAACGCCGGACAAACCGCCTTGCTGGAGGGAACCGGCTCCGAGCCGATCATCGAAATGAGCTTTTCCGACGACGCGGGGAATACCTGGTCGGCATGGGAGGCGGATAGCCTCGGCGCGACGGGAGATTATCGCGCGGTCCCGGAATGGCGGGCGTTGGGGCAATTCGACTTCCCCGGCGCGATTATGGACTTCCGCTGCTCCGACCCTGTTCCGCTGAGGATCAGCGCCGTCAAAATCAACGACCCTGGGGGTAAACGTGCCTAACATGCTTCAGGCCCTTGGTGGGCCTTCCGCCGATTTCGGTGCCGCTGCGCCAACTGCGCTCGGCGCTCCTCGTCCGGTCGATCACGGCGCGCTCCAAGCGCTGCGCGGCGGCCTGCCGAATACACAGTTTCCGCTCAACCCGACTGCTGGCGGTCCGGTGATGACTCCTGGCGGCGGAGGCACCAGCGCTCCGTTGCAGGGAACCGGCAATTTCGAGGGTCAGTTTCCTAGCGCTCCTGGCAGTATGGGCGGCGGAATGGGCTTTGGAATGATGCCGCGCGGTCCCGATGCTCGCGGCTACCGCCAAGATGCTCGACAGGCGTTCCACCAAGACCTGCAAAGCTGGCTGGCACAGCGGCCAACGATGGGGGCTGGCGGGCCGGACCAGTTCCGCACCGACATTATGACTTGGATGGGCCAGCGTCCCGACCGACGCGGCTTCTTCGCGGATTATTTCCAGCAGCATCCTTTCAGCGGCACTACGGCTCCTGCGGTAGCTCCGGGTGCGCCGGTTCAGACGTTACCGACGCCGCTCCCGGCAGTTCCAGCGCCCTCTGTCGCAGCTGCGCCCGTGCCCGATGCGGGCACCGTTGGAACTTCGTTTGGCGTGAACGGCGCAACCCCCGCGCAGAATCCCTACGGGCTGCCGACTTACTAAATGGCGCTGCGCCTCGACCGCCTCCAGGCGGCAAACTTCAACCCGCGTGGAATGCAGACGCTCTGGCAGCGGCACTGCGAGGCGCTGGAGGGAAACAGCGCCGACCTGCAAGGGCAGATTGACGCGCTGACGAACCTCAACAGCGACAATGTCCTGACGCCAGCGAAGAAGCCGCAATGGATATTGTGGGACTCGATGCTGACCGGCGAGCAGTCCGCGCTCGACGCAGAGGCCACCAGCTACGGGATAACGACCGAAAAGACCGCCTATGACGACGCCCTTGCGGCGCTGGCGAGCTATCTGGCTACACTCACAACGGCGGTCGCGTGGAATGATCTCAGCGGCAACACGACGATTGACGGTCCGACCTTTCGCTCGAAGTTCACCGATGTGACCGCCGCCAAAACGGCGCTCCAGAACAAGATGCATGAAACGGCCCGGTCCCTTGCGAACACAGCCCAAACGGCGGCGGATGCTGTCACTCTCAGCGATAAGATCACGGCAAGCTCGGTCATTCCCGCAGATTGCCTAACTGGATCGGACGCTGGTTCGAGTGCCACGATTACGATTGCGGCCAATACCCGGCTCTATGGCGATTCAAGTGAATTGGCGGTTTCGGGAGGGTCAATAACCGGTCTCGCCTATGCGACCGATTATGGCGTGTATTACGACGATCCGACCTGCGCCGACACGACGCCCAGCTATCATGCAACGACAACCCTCTCGCACGCGCTGAATAACTATGTTGTCGGTCGGCACTTTGTTGGGGCGCTGACCACTCCGGCGGCCGGCACCGCCGACACGACCGGCGGTTCCGCTCCTCCGGCGACAGGCGGCGAGTTCCACAACAGGTTCGACACGATATGATCCGGCGGACTTTCGATCCGGCCTTTCTGAACAGCGTCATCAATCACCCGGAAGTCCGTCCATGGGTCGGCGGCGAAGGCGAGGTTGATGTTACCGCGCAGCTGATCAATCCGAGTAATGTTGCGCTCGTCAACGAGTTCGGCGGGTTCATCCTCATTCAACACACGCCGGGTTCGTATGAAGTCCACTCGCAGTTTCTCCCGGAGGGGAGGGGCCGCTCCGCGCGCGAAGCGATGCGCGAGGGCTTCGATTACATGTTCACCCGGACGAATTGCGAACAGGTCATCACGCAGGTTCCCGACAACAACCGCGCTGCTGCGGGCCTCGCTCGGCTAGCCGGTTTTCGGGAGTTGTTCCGGCGTGAGAACGCGAAGCGCGGCCCGACCTCTTACATGGTCCTGACGATTGACGAATGGGCGCAGCGCAACGCGGCTCTGGAGGCTGACGGAGAGTGGTATCACGCGGCAACGGAAGTCGCGGTGAGGGCCGCGCGGCCCGACCTGCCCGATCATCCAGAAGATCCCGCGCATAACCGCGCCGTTGGCGCTGCCGTGCGGATGGTGAGGGCTGGCAACGCCGCAAAGGGTGTCGCCTTCTACAACCGGTGGGCGCACTTTGCCGGATACTCGCCGATCCGCCTCATTTCCGCGCAACCGGCAATAATCGACATGAGCGACGGCGGTCTGACGGTGATTGCCGAGGAGCGGGACGGAAACATGGAGATTGTATTATGCCAATAGGCTTGGGAACCGCCGCGCTTATCGGCGGCGGGCTTGCCGCTGCCGGGACTATCGGCGGAGCCGTCCTGTCGTCGCACGCGCAAAGCCATGCTGCCGATCAGGCCGCGCAGGCGCAGAGTCAGGCGACTGATGCGCAGCTCCAGCTCGGCCAGCAGTCGCTGGCGCAGCAGAACGCGCTGGCACAGCAAAGCATGGGCCTGAATCAGTCCCTCTACAATTCCAATTACGACACACTCTCGCCGTTCGTTAGCAGGGGCAATGTCGCGGGTGACGCGATCAACGCGCTGCTCGGGCTGCCGCAAGCGCCGACGATGCGCTCTCCGCTCGAAACCGCTTCCGGGGGCCTTGCCCCGATCCAGCTTCCTCCGCAGCCAGCTGGAGGCACGCCGACGCCCGCACCGGGCCAGCCTCCGGCGGGTCCGGTAAATCCGCTGCTTGCAGTCCCTCGGGCGGCGCAGGGCGGCGGCTACCAATACTGATCATCCCTCCCCGCCGTATCGTGCGGCTTAATCGGGAAAACATCTGATGCGCTACATTGAAGGAACGTCGCTGCCTGCGGGCTACGGCGACGATGGGTTCAATTACACACCTTCGCCCGTTGGCGGTGGGTTCGGCGGCGGCTTCACGCGCCCGCCGACTCCGCTGCCCCCTGTCAGCACAACCCCTGCACCGGCTCCGGCACCGGCACCATCTCCCGCTCCGACTCCCGCGCCAGCGCCCGCCCCGGCGGGCGGCACGACCTCAACGGGAATGTCGCCGCAGGAACAGGCGCTTTATGATTTTGCACACTCTGCCGGGATGGATTTCATCCTCAAGCAAGGCGAGAACGCAATTCAGCAGAATTACGCAGCTCGCGGCGCGCTCGACAGCGGAGCGGCCATGAAGGCGCTGCGCGATTACGGGCAGAACACGGCGCAAGCTAACTACTTCATGCCGTATATGGGTCTGCTCGGCGGACAGCAGGCGACAGGCGCGGGCGCTGCCTCTTCGATCGCTGGTGTCGGCTCCAGTTTTGGCAACACGGCTGCCGGGATCAATTCCAACCTCGCCAGCGGCATAACCGGCATCAACAACAGCATGGGCGGCGCGCTCCAGAATGGCGCGGACAACGCCGCTGCGGCGGCTGCGGCGCGAGGCATGGCTGGGGCCAACCTTGGCAACGGCATTGCGACCGGCCTTGGACAGATTGCCGGTTCCATGATCCCCTACGGCTCGTCCTACGGCGGTTATGGCGGCGGCTACGGCGCATATAACGATCCTTACGGAATGCTCGGGACCGATCCCATTGCGGGGTCAATCGGATGACGCCGCAAGAGGAATTGGAGCTTCGCAAGCGCCAGCTGGAGGCTCGTCGTGGAAAGCCGGGTCTGAGCGCCAATGTGGCTGATCTCGAAAAGCGCATCGCGGAATTGGAGACACTGATCAATGGCTGATCCTTATTCGATCATTGCCGCCTATCCGAACGCTGGCGAAGGGTTCCTTCGCGGAATGCAGCAAGGGCAGCAGCTCCAGCAGCAGCAGCGCATCCGGGATGCAATGGCCGCGCTGTCGGGGCGGAACGATCCGAACGCGCTGCGGTCGCTCTATGCCGCCGATCCGAAGCTCGGAATGGAAATGGAAACAACGATTGGCAAGCGCGAGGATCGCCAGCGCGAAGCCGACACGCGCGCCGCCCTTGCGGCCTACATCACCGGGGGCGACGGCTCGGCTACGGGGGGTGTGTCTGCTCCAACCGCGTCTGGAGCGCCGCCTACCTCGCCGGGAATGGGCGATGCCGCCGCGACAGCCGCCGCGCTCGACCCGGAGAAGTTCATCACCGTCGCTGGCAAGAAGAGCAACATCACAAAAACGCAGCTCGAAACCTCGATCAAGGTTCACGATACCGCGATGCAGATTCTCGGCGGCGTCCACGATGACGCCAGCCTCCAGGCGGCGAAGCAGGAAGCGAGGGCGCTTTATCAGCAGTATGGCGGCGATCCGTCGTTCATCGACCAGATTCCCGACACCTATGATCCGAAGGTTATCCACGACCTCGAATTGCGCGGCATGGACACCTCGCATCAGCTGAATGCGCTGGCGCACGAGAACGATGTCGGATCGCTAATCACCACGCGCGCCGCGACTACGGCGGAACACATCCGCCACGATCAGGCGTCGGAGGCGAATGTGCAGCGCGGGCAGAACATCTCCTCAGCCGACAGGCAGCGCGGGCAGAACCTCGCTCACGGGCCGAAGGGCGCTCCGAGTAGGCCAGCCACGCCCTCGACCGTCATCGGCGGCATCATGGCAAAGCAGGCCGCCGGCCAGCCGCTCACCGCGCAGGAGCAGCAGCTCTACAACGACTACCGCACCGCGAAGAAGCGCGGCGGCGGCTCCGCTCCCGCGCGCCCGCAAAGCCGCGCGGAATATAACGCGCTCCCCTCGGGCGCGCTGTTCATTGATCCGAACGGCAATGTGAGGCGCAAGCCCTGATGACGGATAACTGGTGGAGCGATGCTCCGCTCGCCCCACAGCAGCCGCCAGCGTCGCAAGCGTTGGCGAAGCTCCAGGCTGCGGGTGCAATCGTCACGAGCGGTTTTCGCACGGCGGACGATGTCGAGCGCCTGAGGCGCGAAGGCTACACGCCCGCGACGGACGGCGCTCATAATCACGGGGACGGTGTTGATCTTATTCCCGGTCGCGATAGCCAGTTTAAGTCCCTCGGACAGCTTCAGGCAGAAGCACAACGCGAGTTCGGCCCCGATGCCATTGTTCAAATCCACAATGGAACGCACGTCCATGTAAGGGTTCCCGGTTGGGGGGCTGCTCCTGACGTTTACCGCCACCCACAGCTAAAAGAGGGCGCATGGTGGGAGTCCGCGCCCGTCGCTCAGCAGGCTACGCCGGATCATCCCGCTCAGCAGCAGGGCGGGGAGCTGACCGCGACCGGCCAAGCGCATGACGGCGACACAATCCACCTGACCGACAATCGAAACGCCCGCCTGCTCGGCTACGATGCTTTCGAGCTGAACCAGCAGGGCCGCGACTCCAGCGGCCAGCTGGTGCCGCTTGGCCATCAGGCGCGCGGTTATCTGCTGTCGCAAATTTATCCCGGCGAAGCGGTTCACCCGACCGGCGCACAAAGCTACGGACGCCCGGTAAGCACCCTCTCGAACAACCCGTTTGACGATCCTGCGTATGGCGCACTGCGGCGCG